CCAATAAAAGGGTCGTGGGTGTGCCCGTAGAACCAGTAATCTACTTGTGCTATTGCTTCTTCCATGTCCTTACAAGAGAAAGCACCATTCAAATCATTATTGGAATACTTGCGGGAAGTAAGTCTATCACTTGGCATGTGGTGGGTCATAACAATAATCTTCTTACTTGCATGATATTGCTTTACATATTTTATTGCGTTAAGGATATATCTGCGCTCGGAACTGTGCCGCTCCATACTCTGTTCTGGAGTGAAGGGAATTTCTTCGCCTTGAAAGATGTCTTTGATGTATCCTCTATAATCAGGCATGAATATCTTTGCTTGCCCTATTGCTTTTGGGCATCCGTTGTGAAAATCCGTCCATAAAGGCGCACCAATAAGAACAAAATCATCTTCCGAAATTTTATCTGAGTAAGGGTTAAGTAGTGTAATGTTAGTCCCCTCTAAAACAGATTCCCAATCATTTTCTACCTCACGCATATTATATTTTGTGGAGTAGTAATCGTGGTTTCCCATTACAAGGAAAACCTTTTTGTATCTGTGGGCGATGTCCTTCACCTTTCCAAGATACTTCCCACCCCCTAAGTCTCCTGCAATACACAAATAGTCTGCGTCAACTTTGTGGAATGTAAAGTCCTTATGTTCCAGATGAAGGTCTGACATTAAGTGTATTTTAGCAGTCAATGTCAATGTCCTCCTCAAGAGTAATCAATTTAGCAAGTGCAAATAGTACAGCGGGTTTTACTGTAATCAACTCTGAGTCATATATGGTAGCAAGTAAATCTGATACGGCAATATTAAGTGCGCGTAAATTACACAGTCGAGAATCAATCTCGTCCGCTAGTTCTGGGAACTCATCATATTTGATTGCGTCCCGTAAATCTTTTACTCTGTATTTCATTTTAGAACCCCCAAAGGTCTTTAGAGCGAGGGTGCATTAACGAGCCTCCTCAATGCTTTCTATAAACATTTTAAACATGCTTTCGTCGCCTTCGCGTACAGCAACTATTAATTGCGGAAGTATATCGACTGGAACATGTCCCAATACACCATCTTGTAACCAGACAAATTCTTTATCAGCATCTAAGATAGCGATTTCCATAGTGGCTGTCTGTTCTAAAAGTCTTAGGTTATTAGTGGTGGGATCAATTTCGCCGTTGATATCTTTATTCTCACAATCACAGCCTGTGCCATAACGGATAGACAAGGCGTAACCATTATCAAAATATAAAGTAAAGCCAGCGCGAATGCGGCATAAAGTGGGTTGTAATTTAGTAGACATGATCCTCCAGATCGTTAGGGTAGGTTGTATCTATGTAAGCTCTGTGTATAACGAAGCGAAAAAAGAAGTGTAGCATTTACGCTAATTAGCGTACAGTACTTTATACCTATTTTTATGTTCATATTTCCAAAAGGGCTACACTCTATATATAATAAGTACACATAGGTTATTTATGAGCAACCATAAAATAGAGCAGTTCGATGGTACCACCATGCGTGGGCATGTTACCCTTACCCAATACGATGGGATAAGGGACCACAAAACATTACTGAGTCTTCATGAAGGTAAGAAGAAACAACCTGAAGGTATTGTTTTAGTCGAAAAAAAGAATCTTATTGTCAAAACAGGGAAAATGCTTATGGCGCACTTGCTGGGCAATGATCCTTTAGCTGCCCCTATTCGCTATATTGCTTTTGGTTCTGGAGCGGCAGCCACTAATCATATCCCAGACTCAGACGACTTTAAATTGATAACAGAAGAATTCAGAGAGCCTGTTCAGTATGAATATAATGATGGCGCTCCACATTACTCTGTAACCTTCACGGCAGCCGCCTTGGCTGATGACCATGTAGAAACTGAAGTTATCTCTGAAATAGGTTTATGCGTTAATCCCGTACAGGCTACTCCAACAGCTAATACGCTGGACCTATTCTCTTATATAACTTTTCCAGAGATATTCTTCAACGCTAACGCTCCTGTATCTATGGGGTTAGTTGTAGATTGGGAAATCGTTTTCGAAGTAATCGGAAATTAATAATATGAATAACAAATTAAAAGAATACTTAACAGAAGTTGCTTTGGAAAAAGAGGCTAATATGCTTACAGAAAGTGTCCAAGCCGTTACGCGTGGCGTAGGTAGGGGTGTTCAGAAAGCAGGTCGAGCTATTAAGCGAAGCGGTAAAGCGCCTACAAGTACAGTAAGCAAGAGTAAGGGTGCCGTACAGTCGAGAGGCTTTGGCCGTTACAGGTCTGCTGGAGGCAAGAACTATAGAAGTAAACATGAAGCTACTATGGCTACTATTAGAACTGGCAAGAAAGCTGGTGTACCTAAACCAGCACCGAGCGCTGCACCTAAACCAGCACCGGAACCTTCTCAGGTGAGGAGCGCTAATACGCGTTTAAAAAGTAAAAATGCTGAGTTAGCGAAGAGAGAGAAGCGTGCTCGAGACGTAGCAGCCAAAGCTAATAAGGGAAAAAGAGGAGCAGTCCAAGCAGCTAAGACAAGTAAGGAAATAGCTATTGGTACAGGCGCTGTAGGCGCAGCTGGTATAGGTGGTACGCATCTTTATCATAAAAATAAAGAAAAGCAATTAAAGAAAGTAGCTGAATATTTGAATAAATTTTAATGCTTTCTGAACTACAACGCGCTCGTTTAATGTCTACTGGGCTGGCGGCTGTTACTGCCCTACAGCCTTCTGGCATGTTGACAGGCGAAGCGGCTGGTATAGATGCTTATGGAGCTAGAAAGCTCCAAACTAGTCATGGAGCTAGACTGGGACATATGGGCGGAGGGGCTTTAGGAACAGTTAATTTAGTGCGCTCTCTTGTGGCAGGCGTCAAAAATAGAACGTTAAAACCGAAAGATCTGCTAACTTTAAAGGGCTTGGGTAAATTATACTTAACTCGTTATGCGCCTTTTCAAGTAGCTGGAGCCGCTACGGGAGCTTATTGGTGGCATGGAGGGCATGATGTGGCTAAAGAAAGAAAAGAAGAATTAGATGCGTTAAAAAGACAGATTTTATTAGACGCTTCTGTTAGGGCTGCTGTTAGTAAAAATGAAAGAAGACGTAAACATATAAAAGAACATGAACTATCAGAAGAGAAGACTGCTTCCTTGTTTATAAAACCAGAACAAGCTTTTGTAAAAACATCCGCGTTGCCTAACTTGTTAAAAACCCTAAAAAAGGCTAAAGAAGAAGGCGCGCCTATAGATCCAGCCAAAGAGAGAGCTTTAAAGATTTTAAATAAAGGACTAAAGGAAGCAGACAGAAAGGAACAGCAAAGAGGGTAGCATGGTTTTTCAGGAACGTAAGAGTAGGGATACGGGATTAAAGCGTATGGTAGATACAAGCGGTGCGTCTTATAAAGAGCATTTTGAAGAGTTTATTACTCGCAGGGGCTTCACTAACGTTAAGAGTTATGTAAGAGCTGCGAGAAGCACAGCAAAAAGCGCTCCAAAGGTTATTGGAAATGAGCCTACTAAAACTGCAGCTTTTATGTCTTATTTCTCTAAGTTTTGTCCAGGTCGCTCCCCGAAGAATATAGACTATCGTATAGGCAAAGCGATTAAAAAAATGGGTGCCGGCGCAAAAAACACGCGCCTGATAAAGGTAGCAACAGAGATTTTGTATGAAGACGTGAAACACCCTCTTAGCCCAAAAGCACTAAGCCAGCAGTTTGGAATAGGGGCTGTGGCAGGTGCAACTTTGGGAGCTATAAAAGGAGGCGTAGGCCGCGCTTTCGGTACCAAAGGGTTTCGGCGGAAAGTAGTGGAAGGTGCTGCTGTTGGTGGCACTACCGCTTCTTTAATAGGCGCCTCTAGCAGACTCCAGAAACAAAGAGTTAATTCGTTGCTTGAGAATAAACGTATAACTAAAGCGAACCTTGTAAAACAGTTAAATGAAAAAGCCAAGAATAGAGAATTGGTCGCTCCTATTACTTTACTACATAAAATAAAAGTTAACTAAATATGTATTTAAATAACTTTGGATTTAAACCATGAAGAACTTGAAGCATATTGCTAGTAGTAGATACTAGTTGTTCATTTTTTATCCTAGGCAGGCTGTCTGCACCAAGCGCAAAGACTTCGTAACCTACATGCAGTATCTCATGCAATAGGGTACCTTTATAATCTGCTTCTAATTGATTTTTATGGATACCTATAGTATGCGTAGCCATATCCGTGTACCCATAAGCGCCATAATCTGTTAAGTCTTCATGTATTATTTTAAATGTTTTATAGCCCACTTTTAGAATCATCGGGTGGTGTTTATTTGTCATAATTTATTATACCAAAGATACTGACTAAATATACAGATATGCATTAACAGACTAAAAATAATACAATATGAATTATGGCAGAGATTCCAAAAGGATTATACGCAAAAAGCTTTTATTACAATGAACCCCTCGTGTCAGATGCCTTATCTGCAGATGTACGCATGAGCATGGGTCAGGGTTTTAAACTGGATGGGTTTAGGCTTCTAGCCGTTCAGGAAGGCAACCAGGCAACCGTGACGGAAGGATGCACTTTACAGTTTTCAGCTGGTTCATTTGTATCCAACGGCGTTGCGGTAGAGATTAAGGATTCTTTTAATTTAGATATTTCCCCAACGTTAGAGGTAGATCAGGCTCAGGCTGGTTTGCTTATATATGCCAGTACACTTAATTCTATAGAAACGAGCCCGGTCACTGTTGATTATAAACAATCGACTACTGAAGGCGTCAAGTTAGGTCCTACGGAAGTGTTGATAGGTGTTTTCTATCCTTCACCTATAACAGGTACTTATTTTGTAGAAGGTATAGCAGATGCTGTAGAAGAAGATGAACGAGATATTGACAAAAAGCATACATGGAGATGGCTTCCAGCTCCTAGCGGAAAGATTAGTAGTTTTGCTGGTACTGGTAAAGATCTACATGCTCATTTTCTAGAGGTAGGTCCACAATGGACATTTAATTTAGATGAACCCACGACGACGGAGAATCTAATTTTCTCGATACGCGATGAGATAACCGCTTTAGACTGGGCATATCGTGTAGATATGGGTGTCCCATCAAATGATGACCAGCATCATCTATTTTTTATTAATGGACGTTTATTAAGGGACGGAGCTGACTATATTAGAGAATCACCTGGTTCTTTAATCGTTTGGAGCAAAAAGAAAGCTGGAGGTCTCGATAATTCGATAACTTATACAGAAAATCCTTATTTCTCTTCTTCAAATGGTATAGAGTCTACTGAACTAACTTCGGGTTCTTTTTCTTCTCTATACAGTGAGAATATTCAATGGAGGTATGAGGTTGCTTTTAATGGCGAGGCTAACCCCACAATTGAGCTACCTGCAAACTATCATGAGGGCATGAAAGCTGGTTTAACAGACTACCTCGTGTTTACAAATGGGTTTTTGTTGCCACCAACACGTTATGATGTAGATACGAATACTGGGACCTTTACATTAAAGCCTAGGGTTGAGTTTGAAGCAGATGTCGATGGAAATGTTAGGTCCTGGTGGATTACGGAAGAAGCTTATTATAATGGCGGATTTGGTAAAGCTACCTCTATCAATACTTTAGATCAGGAACAAGTGATTAGTCATGTCTCAATAGTAGGCGTTACTGATTTAACAGGTATAGATGTTATCAATGCTGGCGTTGAGGCTCCAAAACACCAAAGTCACGGAACGATGAACAACACTGTTGAGGACATAAGAGGCTCATACAGCAATACAAAATATCTAGGCTATCAGGATTCCAACGATATGCAGGTATGGGTAAATGGTCGTCTTAGCTACCCAGAGCATTCATGGGCTAATGTTTCAACAGCTTCTTTTACAATGTACGACGTTGATTTTGCTACTAGTGAAAGTCGCCAGGCTTTTGTTAGTGAACCAGCTGTCGATAAGATAAAAGTCAGTCCCACACCTGCTAATATTATAGATACGCCATTAGGTGATTATTATGAGCAGACTCTAGAACATGATATAGAAGAGTTTAATTCTCTTGTGTCTGTACGCTTCGCTTCTTCTGGTAAGCAGAAAGAGACTATTAATATAACCAGAAAAGCTTATTCGTTCGAAGAATTAACAGACCCCCCTGCTGCGGTTGGACGCGCTATTTTTAATTATCCTTATCATGGAAGCCCTCTTTTAGAGGAGGATACCTATGCAGGTAATAAGGATCAAACAGGGAACAGTAGTGATCCTAGACATTTTAATCCTAATGGCCTACCACCGCAAGAATTTGTAGCTTCCAATATGGCCTTCAACCAAAATTACTTTGTTACAATTGATTCGTTGATGGGATTTACCTCTGATCCTACTTACACGGATTTTGGTTATATAATGCCGGGGTATGATGAAGAAAGTGGAAGGTGGCCTCAAAAAAATAAAAGTCTTTTCGCTACCATGGAAGTACATTTAATGTCTGATGTGCCTATGAATGTAGGCAAGGCCTTTATGCAGGCGAAAGAAATGCATCCAGATGGATTAATAGGTACTGATCCCACAGCCTCCCCTCCGAAAGGGCCTACTAATAAGACAATTAAAAGCTCTACGACTGGCCGTTATACAGATAAAGTAGATGTGGAGACGTTTTTCTCTGACCTTAATCCTATCTCTGATATGGCTTCGATCGATTCTTTCTTAAATAAATTTGCAGAGACTTTTGGGTTCTACTTAGACAGAGGTGATGGGACAAGAGAAATTTTCAGAGACGCAGGTGTCCAATATTCTGAAGACGGTTTTAATGAAATAATTAAATCTTTTGGTGGGCAAGTAAACGCAAACGCAAAAAAACTCTTTAACCTAACAGATACAGACAGTATAACTCAGGTAATGACTAAGATGTACGATGTGGATATTGCTAGAGCGGGCTATGGGTGGGGTCTGGGCTATATGTGGTCTAATTCTTTTTTCAACATGGAAGATGGTATCGTTGAGCCTTATGAGTGGTCAAAAAGTAGAATTCTAAATGATCCATTAGGACAAGGCACCTCTCCAAGAGATGAGGTTGGTGGAAAGAGGTTTTTCTATGGTGACTATGGTGGATATGGTACACCAGATAGAGGCTCTTTGGGTATTTGGAATAGGGAACGGATTCCAACATATAATTCAGCTGCTTATAGGAGTACTAACTATCATGAAACACGTTATAAGGACTTTCCTTATGGCAACGTAGAAGGGGGATATGATGCTGGTTTTTATACTGGGCATAAAGGCTTCTTGCGCCCAGATGAATACTCTGACAGAGATCAACAAGAGAATAAATCTAACATATGGAGCGGCACCGCCTTTTCGCAAGCTGATGCTTCTGGCATAATTTTAGACCCAGCGGGAGATCATACTAATAAGTGTTACCCGCACAAGGGGGGCTTTACCTTGCGCGATGGCTATATTGATACCCACGAGGGAGCTACAGGTGTTCTAGAGGCAGGCTATTTAACAGGCTTTACTTATACAGACAATTACAGAACCAACACTTATGCTACACAGGGGAGGGATGGTTGGCGGCGAGTTCACTACTCATTAGCAGATAGAACTTATATAAGTAAAAAAGGCGGACGTAATAATTATCAAGTTCACATCAATCCCATAGGTCAAATATGGGCACCTGACGTACTAGTGCATGATCTTGAGCGCCCGGACGACCCCAGTTGTTGGGATTCTTGTGATTGGGGAATGCTCGCCGCCTTTATTTTGGCGGGCATGGGTTTCATATTTGCTGTGCCTTATATACCCGGCTGGTTAACAATGTCGGAATTCGCCTTTTATGGAAACGCCGTCGGCGCCGGCTTCGCAGGAGCCGGCACACAGTTTGACTTTAATCAAGACACGGACGATATAAAACCTTTAGGCGCTTATGTCTGTAGAACAAGCTCGGCCCGTCGCCTAACCTATTATCTGGAAGAAAAAAATGGTAAATTTGGTCTACGTCCTTTTGGTTTTAGCGGAAGTATTGATATAAAAGGATACGAGCGGGGCTGTATAAAGTTTGACGATGGTAATGTCGGAAATTACTTTGGTTACGCTAATATACCTCTTCAATTTTTCGTATCGGGACCTTTAAAAACTATAACCCCTACTTACACTGGAGGGGGCTCAACAAAAGAAAATTTCTTTACTAAAACATGAAAATTGACAAAACACTGATTTCAAAAAGTATAGCGTATGGTTCTCGCTATACTTCAACTACTTTTAATGAGAATCATAAGGCGCTCTTTGGGAAGAATTTTGTAGTTTCTGGCTTTTCTCTTCTTGCTCTAGAAGAGGATAGTTTCGGTGCTCTACTCTTGCGGATAGGTCCGGGAATTTTCTGTTCTAATGGTATTTTTGTACGTATTACAGCTGATACTGAATTAAACTATAGGGTTACGCCTACATCACCCAAGTTAATAGTTGGTCATACGTCTAACAATAAAGAAGATACACCTGTTTCTATTGATCTAATAGACCCCATGAGTGTAACAGAAGAAATGGCTATTATTGGCTACTATACGCCACCTTTTAAATTTACAGAAGGTGTCTCTACGGGAGTTTATAAGGACACAAGAAAACCCTTTTATAAGCCAGCTTCACACACAGCTATCGATGAAATAGCTTCTGATGTAACTAGTGGCTTACGCACAGAATCCAATATGGCTTTTAAAGCTTATGAGAATCCTACTCTTCTAAGCGGAGGCGCTAGTGGTTATAGACTGGAGGTATCTAGCATCTCTTTAATATCAGGCTCGCCCAATTTATTGGTTTTCTATCAAGGGGAGTTATTAGAAGAAAATACACATTTCTTTATTGAAAGTCCTGGTTCTCTAATTATTAGAGGGGGGATATCACTCTGCACTGTAAGTGATGGTGCACGCACATTTGAGGAATCATATACTCAATCATTCATTGACATATTATATTCCGAGGATTTTTATGCTACTCAAAAGATTTCTTTTAACTATAATGAGGGAGTCTCAGAACCTAAATTCATGTTTGATAGGAGAGTTGCTTCGCAAGTACAGGAAGGTAAATTACAGCCTATAGTTTTTGCTAGGTCATCTGCAGGAGGCTATACCTTACTGAGTGCGGATAGAGTAGAGGTAGCTTCAATGGGTACTATCGAAAGCGTTAAGGATGCTATACAGATTAAAGCACGCGAAAACTGGGGTCATGTGCAGAGTGGTTTTGTAACAGATAACTATAATGGACAAGCTATAACAGACCTTTTTATCGTTTTTGTACGCGGGCTAAGTAATAACGAACTACTCGTTCGTGTTATGGATGATCCTACAACAACTCTTACGGAGACAGATTATGACGCGCTTTTACCTATCGTGGATGGACACTCTAAGCATGCTGAACTCCCTTACTCCTATATGGCAACAACTACGCCTTATAAAGTAGAATCGGGGGAATTACAAGTTTTTGTAGATGGTAAATTAGCTCCTAGCGATCATTTTATCGCCAACAGATTAGATATGCTTTCAACTACTACACCTATTCTAAATGAAGAAGGGGGTCAACGTTATGTTTATGATAAAAATAGTAGTGCTATAGAGATAGGGACTAATCCTATTGTGCAAGCGCGTGAGTTTGCCCACGCGCACGAAACCATCCCCTTTAGATCCATAAACGCTCTCAATTTTAGACCTTCTTACATGTTACCTAGAACTAAAGAATTCCTTTATGGATCTAGAACTTTTGCTGGACTGGATGACGCTGTGAGTAAGCCTGGAATAGCCGAGGCACTTTTTAATGTAGATGAAGAAAGATATTTTGATGATGCGGCCTCGACGTTTGAATTTGCAGACGTAGCTGGTACAGCTTTTAACGGTAATTATTTTGTAACATATGAGTCTTTGGCTGGTATAGGGGGTATTTCTACTAATGCAGACGCTTCTCTTTTTTCAACCTTAACTATGAGCGTGTCAATGTTCTATGATGTACCTCTTGGAGTGGGCGCATCTCTCGAGAATGCTAATAAACTAAATTACTATACAGGTAGTCCTACAGAGGAAGGTGGCTGGTATCATGAAGGAAAGCTCGCGAAAGATGCGAATGGGGGATATTTAACAAACTCTTATGGTGTGTATACAGCTAATATTGATAAGGATGAATACTTTAGCGAAAATAATCCTATCGTCACCTATGCGGCTTTAGATGCTTACCTTCAGCCTTGGATGGATTGTTTTGGGTTCTATGAGGCTCCGGAGGCACCCAGAGTACATAAAAGAGATGCCAACGTTACTTATGATGACGAGGGAACAATCGTAAAGAGTTTTTCCGATATGTTAACTGGCAATGTAACGCCAGGTGAGTCTTTAATTCAGGTTGTCAATAGAATTAGCGATGGCGTAGCTTCCGCTCATCAGCCTATTGGAACAGCGCATGGGTATGCCTTTGGAGGCTCTTTCGTTAATCTAACTTTAGGGGCTGTACAGAGAAGTCCCGGCCATCCTTTAAGTCACTTTCCTAGTGTACCAGAATTTGAACAAGGTGTCTATTTTGGTAATACTGGTTTTGCGGACCCCTTTACACGTAACGAGGAGTATCAATCAGAGGCTTTAAAACAGTACTTTGCTGAACACCCCTCTGAGTGTCATGATGGTATTTTTAGCATCGCAGGGGCAGCAGATGCAGCGAATTTTGCTCATATAGGCTTTAAAAGTTTTACCATTAATAATATAGTTGTAATTATATCACCAATTACATGGGCTCCTGAAGGACAAAATTTTAAAAACGACTATAGCCTAGGCATGGCTCAGTATACTTTTGATTACACAGTCCCCCTTTTGTCTGAACTGGCTTTACCGGTCTACCAGCCGCAGCGACGTAACGACCATAGTATTGACGAAGTAGATCATCATATAGGCTTTCATGTTATCTGTCGAACAGAGGCTGGAGGTAATTTAAACTACGGTGAGGCTAGGCACGGTTTAGTTTCTTGGAGTGCGTTTGGTCCTCTTGATCCCACTATTTCTGTACATAATCACACAAGAGAGTTAGATGGGATACAGACGCCAGATGAGGTTTTTTACAGAAAAGACTGGCATGACCTGGGGAGTTAGGCTACAATTAAAAATATGAAAGAGCAGACACTTATTACCGATATAAAGCAAGATACTTTATGGGTTAATCTCTTGGCGCAGAGTTTGGGTATAAATACGCTTTTTTCTAAAATAGAAAAAGGTTTAACTGAGGTAGAGTTTTGCGATATAGTACATAAAAAGGGTGGCTATCTTACTGGACAACCTATTTTAGCTAAGGCACTTATGTTTCAGTATGCTACTCAAAGCCGTCCTACTATATACGAGACAACGCTAAACAATGGTGTTTCTACAGAGAAAACTTATATATTTAAGGATTGGACATGGGATACTGCACCACATGTAGACTGGTTTAAATTTTTAGATAAAAAATCACACGAATTCTTAATGGAGAAGTGGACTAAACTACATGACATGGTAATGTCTAGGTGTTTAACTACTAACATTAGGGATATCTTTTATTATTCTAAAAAAATAGAAAACTATGGTTTGTTCCTAACCCGTTTATATGATGCTAATAATAAAGTTTTAGCCATTTTAAAAGATGAACAAGAGTAGAAGAGAACCCCAAACACATGTAACGCCTGATCCAAGAGTTTTTTCGGATTATAAGGTCATTATTTTTGATCCAGATACTCTGGATGTTATAAATATACTTCATCAGATACCTAAAGGTGTCGAAAAAATAGAGGCGTTAAAAAGAACCTTTAAAGGTTTAGCGTTTACTTTATACAAAGGTAAAGTACCTGAGGGAGGGAAGATTCTTAAGTTTGTGGACAATGACTTAATTAAGGTCAAAGACCCTAATATTACGGCGGCGCTTAATACGCCTTTTGCCTTAATGGACCCACAAGATTTTCCGCATCCCGTAGTCTTTCCAGATAGAGAGTATATTTTAACTATTAAAAGTACTGTAGAGAATGGAAGAATATATAGACATACAGAAGGGTTTCCTGTAAGATTAAAGGTGCAAAATGGAACACTGAGCCGTACTTTTATTGCAGAGTACGATGGCAAAGCGACAGTACGATTTAGCACTAAGGGTCTAAAGCCCAATACTAATTTTTCCATCCAGATATCTACAGAGGACTACCCACAAGTAATTCTTTTAGGTATTGTTAAAGATACAGCCCATTTAAAAAATGACACAGAAGAAACGTAAATTAAAACCACTACAAGGTCTCGAAGCACCTGAAATGCAACCAGGCATAGTACTGCCTCCTCCCTCTTATATGGATATAGACGAGGAGCATAGAGGACCTATTATGGTAGCTATACCTACGGGTAGGCATAATATAAATAGTGGCACAGTTAAGTCGTTATTTAGCTCACAGCCCTACCTAAATCTTTTTAAAGGTGTTATGTTCTATAGCCATGCTGGGAGTCTTATACAGATTGCTAGACAAGAATCACTTAATCTAGCCTTAAAAGAAGACGTACGCTGGCTATGGTTTATCGATGATGATATGAGTTTTCAGCCAGACACATGCATAAGACTTGTAAAAGATTGCATAGAGAACGACTTTGTTATGTGCTCATCACTTTCGATTAAGCGTGTACCTCCTTTTAGTCCTACAGTAGGTATAAGGACAGATGATAAAGGTCATCCAATCCTTACTCCCGAAGATGTCCCAGAAAAAGGCGTACACAAAGTAGCACACTCTGGTCTTGCTTGTACAGTTATTGATTTAAACAAAATAAGAGAAAAGGGTTTGGATAAGCAGAAGCTTTTCTTTTTGGCAGTTTCAGAAGACAACAAGCGTATGATCGGCGAAGACTTGGTATTTTGCGATTACCTTACGCAAAAAGGCTTAAACGTTGGGCTAGACGCAAACATGTGGACGGGACACTTTGGCATGCACGAGTTTAAACCTGAGATGTGGTTTAAATCCTGGCGTGATATTTACATTAAACAGAAACTGAAGAATGACGGATGAAGCGCAAAACATTGAAGGTCTTTTAGGCATTCAAGGCAAGGAAGGCACACTAGTAATTGGCGCTGCCTCCCAAGAAAACGCTTTACAAGAAAAAAAGACAGAGCTCTCTAAGAAATTAAGGGGCTTTGATCTTGCTATATCTGAATCAGTAAATGTGTTTTTAGAGACCATAGAGACTATTGAAGGTACTGCTGCTCTGTATATAAGTCACGTTGCTAACAAGACTGAGAGTATGCTTCCTACTTGGCTGGGTCCTTATTGTAGTTTTCAGAAAGGCTATAGTCCGGTAGACCTAGAGGATGTGAAAAAATCTGGTCCTGTTCCTGATACAGGTATCATTACTAGTTACGGCGATTTTATAGTAGAGAATAATGTCGGGGCGCAGTTTCCTTCCACGCTGCCAATATCCGAAAATATTGTACCTAATGGCGAATCTCTGATCCTATCTCTTATGGTAGCGAAAGCCGTCACAACACAAGCAACTATAGATCTAGCTATGCTTAAAAAAAGCGTTTTTGAGTCCTCGCTAGGTTGTTGGGCTTTACATACCCCTTGGCAGGGACTTATATCTGCAGTTATGGTGGATGGAGCAGGTACGAGCATTACTGGGCTACGCTCCACAAGCGCACTAACAAATGATCCTTGTTTACGTTACAGTAGTAATCCTAATGAGGTAGGGGATTACTCCGGTTACGGGTGGGGTTCAGGTGTTGGAAAAGGTTGGACTGATCACCCAGATATAATAAAAGAACATTACGAAGATGTTGTCTTACCTACAGGTTCTGACGTGCTTATAATAGATAGAGTAACAGGAGTCCAAGCTGCTTATAAGATTGATAGTACAGTCATTGATAATACTAATTTAACTATAACTTTCGCAGCGCTGCCCAACCCAGGTACAATGGTTAACGTATTTGGACGTGATGTTTCCCTAGACCCTCCAGGTACTCTAGCATACATGGTGGTTGTAGATATTGCAGGCGCTGGGTGTATTGATTCCACGTATGGCTTTACTGCTTTTTTAGCCTGGAACTGTTTTGAAAAACAAGATGCTAATACATGGAGGGTCTTTGATACTACGCATATACAGCAAACAACGCTCAGACAAGAGGACTTCGATGGTACTGGGTTGTTTATTAATAGTTATCAAATACACGATGGAACAGAAACTATTCAAGCCCGTGATTTATTCTATCACATAAATATCGATGAGGCTCTACTAAAGGATCCATCTTTTTATACAATAGATCAGTTACAAGGGATATATGCAGGCATGGCTAAAGATCTTGCGCAGGTGGGAGGCTGGGCTCAACAGTGGGCTTCTAACGAAGCTGCCATAGTTAGTTCAGGCGAGAGGAAGCAAACGTTTCATAACGAAGATTCATTAAATGGACAAAGCAAGCCAGTGAAACCTGTTGGTAATTATCTTAACTTATTACGCAGTAGTATTGAAGGGGTATCCCTTACTCTACCTGTAGATACAATGCAGGAAGGTGTGATAGAAAGCGGCCTTGGACTGACATTGGTGACTGGAGCGATGTATAAAGTTAATGACGCTTAAAAAACTATCAAAGAAGCATTGGACATTTATACAAACATTAAAGACAGATTTTAATGATTTATATATGTTCTTAAATAAGCATACCCCTTTATGGGAGTCTATCTATAGTCATGCGTATACCGGAGCCTCTACAGCTTCTTTTGAAACAGAAGACGGATTGAAGGTAAAGATGGTGCCATACCGCTTATGGGAGATGATGTTTCGCCCTAAAACGAGTATGGAGCTTTCCGTTTACATGTTATGCTGTATGGGCCTTATGGGGATAGACGAAAAAGATTTTTGCGAGGATAAAGAATGGATCTTCTATTCACTCCCTACAGATTTTCAATTAATAGAGTGGTACTGTAAACTACTTAATAGTGGCATTAAGAAATGCAAAAATAAAAAAGAAACTTTTAACTGGATAAATGAGAAATTAGAAAATGGCTGCACCTATCATAAAATGGTTTGTGGAAACGGAAGGAAAGACCGAATCACTATCGGAAACCCCAGGAAACTGGCAAGAGCTCTCTTCGACTGAGAGCGAGCGAGCTCGTTTACTATATGCTGCGGGGAGCTCTACCGAAGAGGTATTGATGCCCATGAAGCGCCCAGAAGAGGGAGGAGCACCTACTTCTCCCGACATCCTTGTATTACGCTCAGAAACATCCGAGGGTTTACAGTATCTTAAGATTCCTAATTGGAATAAACCAGCCCCAAGCGGGCAGTTTAATTTATGTGTTTCCTTAACAGCAGCAGCTGAAGGCACAACTTTAATAAATAAACCACGCTTAGAGGCTTATGATACCTTTGAGGCAGCTTTCACTGGGGAAGAACCAGAAAGCCCTTTACTACTTGGCACGACTAATACTGGCAATAAGCCATTACTTAGAGCTATCGATCTAACGGCAGAAGCTATGGGTTTTGTTTCATCGTCGTCCTGGCCTCCTTCTGGTTGGTGGGTGTCTCCGTTACTAACCGAAGGTGGTTCGGATGGCAGCCGTATTAAATACTTAAAAGGAGATAGTAGTTATCTAGAGCCCGCTACAGTTATTGTCCCAAAAGAAGGCTATACTAGTATTGATGGAATCACTTACGACGCAAATAGCGAAAAAATAAGTAGTGAGTTTTATTTCTCAATCTGCCCAGTGATACCAGATGATATCACTAGGGGGCAGACTAAGAAAGATATTGTTATTGTGATGAGAACCTTTTTCGCTTAATGTCCAATAATATGTCGTCTTCTATGTAGGAGCACGCGCTCTTGAGCTAGTAGCGATGATAGACTTAAAAAGACTGTCAATATATCTGATACACTGATGAAAGTTCTTCTGTAATTTCGCACAGAACTGGAAAACGAATCTACACTTATTAAGCCGCTAATTAAGCCTACGACAGAATTTTGATTAGTTAAGCTGTAATAGGAGGGTGAGGGAAAAAAGGTCTTCTCGCCTATACATAGAATAGAACTTCGTTTCAACTGCATTTTATGTTTAATGTAGTAACCTACAGAACAGTTTTTATCGAGACAGGTATGGTTTCGTAATGAAACGTATTTCTGATTTTCCGTAAGCTCTTGTATCTCTGCGGGAGCAAAATGTAATAAAGAAGAAGGGGGCTGTGTTTTTAACTTTTCAATATAGTATTTTTTACGGTTTATAAGAAAAGCTTTTTCGCCATCTATATTTAAATAGGCTTCCTTTAACTCTATGTTTGCTTCAGTATATGTACTCTTTATAGGTACCAAGATACTATTATGTAACAAGGCATTAGCTACCAATGTTAGATCCTCTTTATGCTGAAATCTAACATCTAAATTACGTAAAGACCTTACCTCGTCACTAAGACTATAGCTACCAAATATACTAGGTTTTATATATAAGCCTAGCATATTAAACAACATAGTGCGTCCATCTTTAGAGGAAAGTAGTTTTGCGACTCGTTGTTTTTCCTCATATATAGAAGGCTTCTCAGTCCAAGGATAACCAACTCTGAGAGCATTAAAAGGGTTAATGGGTTGTTCTGTAAAATAAATATCTCTTCTATCTGTAAAACACTCTAAACCCTTTAAAATGTCTATAACCTTATTAAAACAGTAGTAATAACTATTATCTATTTGTACACAGAAAATTGCATATTGTTGTATATCGCCTAAGAAAAGAGACAGGTATGTTTCAAGCTTTAAGGCTTCTTCTAAAGCTTCTGTTTTATACTTTATATTTAAGTTAAGCCGTGTAGTGTGCTTACGCTGGTTATTCTGATATAGAGACGATGTTGGGTGCACAGCTGCTTGCAGAGTGGGGTTAATAGGTATAAAAGAAAGAGTCTGATAATCTAAACTCTCCAATCCTCTTGTAAGTACTTTTACATTTTCTGTATCTAACATGCTCTTTTATGCCTTCTAATACCTATTTTTTAACACATAGTGATTTTGGAGTTTTGATATAATGTGTTTATAATTAAATGAATGAGTGCGACTGCGAATAAAGCTATTATTTACGATGAAAATCAACATATAATCACCTTAAGAGATTTTTTAGCTAAACAAACTCTCAGCATTGCTCGTTGGGATAAAATAGGTAAAGGCAATACGGCTATAAAGTCAATGGAAGGTAGTAAGATAGTACGCTCTTATTTAGTCTTTCTTTTTCAGGATCAATGGTATTCTCTTACAGTAGATACAATTAATGGTATTCAACTTGAAGAGATTAAAGAAGAAGATATAGAAAAAAATGGACCTCTACTCTGGTTAAATAATGACACGAAAAGTAACTGGTAAATTAGTAAAATCCGATACAACTCCGTTATCAGATATATACATATACTTTAGACCTCTAGCTGTTATGGCTTATACAACTGAAAACGAAATGGTCAGTTTAATACCTATAGAAGTTGTAACCGACGAAGAAGGTTACTTTGAAACAACGCTATACGCCGAAACAGATTTTGACACTATCACTAGTCAATTTATCTATGATCGTATGGGATATCGTATAGAAATACCTTCGTTAGGTCTGATTAGGTTGGTTACAGTACCTGAAGGCGCAGAAGATATAGATTGGAATAAACTAGGGACAAGGTTGGATTCATGAAAGCGCCTTTTGATTTAACAGATAGTAATAAAACTTTTTTTAAGCCACAGCTCTTTGATATAAAAGACAACGGAATAAGCTTAAAAGCGTTTAATATTGAAAGAGGGTTAAAAGGCTTCCCTGTTGGTGTATATATTAACGAGGATAGTAACAGCTTAGCTATTATTGATGAGAGCCTCCATAAGGCACAAATAAGTTCTAGTAATATACAAAGACACGTAAGACACTCAGACAACACTCAACCGGCAGCTTCGTTATTTTTTGGTTGCGAAGGGTTTAATTCTTATATAAAGATAGAAACATACGAAGCTATTCGAAAAAAAGAGAACTTTACAATTAGGTGTTTAGCTCAGCTTCATACATCTTCTAAACAAACAATAGCAAAAATTGTAGACGATAATACCCTCGTTTATGAGCTATATACTGAAGACTATAAAATAAACTTTGCGTATACTCCCTTATTTGGGGAGGAACAGCTAATCCAAGGTCCTATTGTACCTGTAGGAGATCTGGTGGCCTTATCTATTCAGGTAGATGAAACAGGCTTTACTTTCTGCGTAAATGGTTACGAGTCTTTTGTAGCAACAGAGGAGAGACCTATTTTAAGGGGCCACGCAAAGCCTTTATACGTAGGCGGATATCCAGGTACAGCCTCTCCTGGCCTGTATATAGCTCAGTTTCATATACTAACTGACAGTTTAAAAAGCACTCAGTGGCTCGTTTATCCTCTCTATCCTGTAGAAGATACCTACTTTGTTACTGTCTTGGAGACTAACGTAATCGGTTTTAGGGCTATCGGTATTGAAGTAGATGCAGAAGGATGCACGCTAGGTTTTCAAGTTTCATATGATGGAGGAGTTACTTGGAAAATACCTAGGAATAGTCCTCCTTGGGATACAGCTATAGACGAGACCTTTGGTGTATCCTCAACTTTAGAGGAGCTAAATGCTTGTTTATATGAGTATAACCCTACCGAGCAGGAGGACGAGCTTTTTGCTTTAAAAGTTTTTGTACATAGTGATGGGCTAAACGAGTGCCTTGTTTCTAGTATCAAACTTTTGTACTCTTTTGAGGATAAACCTTCTTATCTCGGTAACGATGCGCCTGTAAAATATGGAACTGATGTGCAAGTATTAAAGAATTTCTTTTCGCCGGACATGCTTTCATGGACTGATGTTGTGTACGAAACAGGCCCCAATTTAGTATTAAATAACGATTTTGCCTTATGGCAAGAAGATGGACAAGCTAGTGATTGGGAGTATATAAACCGGACAGAGAATATACGAGACGCTATTGAAGAATACAGTGAAGACGAAACATCCACTGCCTGCAGAATATATTCTTATGATGATGGACGCTTCTCAATCGGACAGAAAAATATATTAGAAACAGGCAAACCTTATCTAATAGAGTATGATGCGTACAAGCACTACAGTGATCATGTTGATAATGGTGCACTAGTTTTAGAGCCCCTTCATTTGTGGTTAGATATGGGGGATTGGGGGAATGCATTAAGTACACAGTCTATTTTGCTATCCATGACGACGGAAAGTAGCCACCATCAGAAACATTTTTATTCTAAAGGACCTTCGTTTGCTATCAATACAGGCCTAGATAATCCTGATATTGTTTTTGATAACCTTACGATTAAGGAGATAACAGCTGACTTTAACGGCAATGCTATGGATATATCTATAGCTTCAGAGACAAAAAATAATCAGATACTTAATGGCGATTTTAATAATTCGCTTATGTATTGGCAAACACACGAGATAGGATCTACTTATGAGATAGGCCCTGGCAGTCAGAAAAATCACGCATTAGAAATCAAGTTAGGCACTTCAGGAGCAGCTGCTTTTACACTAGCTAATGAAGGTATGGTAGACACTGGTTCTTATTTAGTGTCTTTTTACGCTAGGATAGAAAAAGAAGATTTTGAACCATATCAAATGAAAGTTCGCTTAGATAACTCACTAGAAAAAGTGGATATAGATGAACCTTTGTGGGAAAGTGACATATCGTTAAACGAAGAATGGACACAGTATACCGATATAATTAATTATGTAGGGGAGAATGCTTACTTGAGCTTTAACACCTTCTTCACTCTTAATGAAGAAGGAGCTATACTTAATTATAATATAATTAAAGATAATAGCATCTTTATTGAAAATGTTGTGGTTAGTAAAGCAGAGCCTTATACAACATATGAACAGTCTGATTTCAGTAAGCCTCTTACAGGATTACGTAATACTTACTTTAGCATAGATGGCCAATGGGCTACAGGGGACATACTGAATGGAGTAGGTGAGAGAAGCGCACAAGCAGCACTCTTTGCTCATAATAACTCAACAACCACAAGTGGTTTAGTTGAGGTAGTAGGATGCACCGTTAATATAGAGGATATAACATTAGTAGGCGGTTTTGGTAAACCTACTATAGATGTATGGAATACAGCTGTATATCCGCATCCAATTGTTATTGATAATTACACAGCAGCAGAAGCTGGTAGTGTTAAGCTATCTTTAATCCCAGGGGACTATAAACTAAAGCTCACGCGCGAAAACAACGATACATATGTGCGTTATATGAATATAACAGAGGACACTACAGTTACGTTACAGGGCGTCTCAGAGGAGCTTAATCCATTAAGGCGGTTTAGTACGAATGTACTCGATTTGGATATTGACGACACTACATTTGCTTCCGGCGATACCCCTACGTTAGCTGTAAGAGTTATTGATAAGATCACTCAGTTGCCAAAGAATTTAACCGGGTATACAGTTTATTTTGCCATGAAAGCTGCTTATAACTCTGTATTAATGGTAGATAGAGAATGTACTATTACATCTGATATTAACGGACGTGCGGCTATACTTTTAACAAAAGAAGAAACGGCACTTGTTGGGCGTTATATAGCAGAGATATCTATAGAGAAAGAGGGGGAAGTCCTTACAGTCATCCCCCACTTTAATCTAGACATAGTTCAAGGCTTACGCTAAGTATAAGGATCGTAGCGCAAACTTCGTCCAATTTCAGGTGCAGTTACTCCTGTTGTCATGACCCAAACGACTTGGTGATTTACAGCCAGAGCTTTTTCAAAACCTGAATCGAAGTTATATCCATCAGTGAAATAAAGAAGGGCCTCTATGCTTCTATTAATAGAATTTAGATATTCAAAAACCGGCTTAAATCTAGTTCCCCCTCCTCCCTTTACAGGTGGTAGCGCATCTCCCGTAGAGAGCTCTACATAGCTTGTGATAGAGGTATCACACTGGAGTAAGCCTACTTTACAATTATGCAAGGACAAGATACCCCTTACTTCCGACATAAATCGAACATATTCCATTTTGGAAATACTTCCACTAGTATCGATAGCTACCACCACAAAAGGTTCATATGTATGCATACTAGGTAAGTAATAATTTGTACCTATGCTATTTTTAGACTGTCTCCGAAAACTAAAGTCTCCTTTAGCTATCTCTCCACCCAAGTGATCGATTAGCTCTCTCCAATTAACTTTAGGCTCGTACACCTCATCTAATAAGTCTATTAGTGAATCAGTTCGGCCAGAAATAGGGCGAGCGTCTCTTGGTTGGATATTTCCAGAGCATTGCGCCTTAGCCTGCTCCATTTTCTTTTGCCATTCATCTTTAAGATCTTGGCTATTTTTCTCCAGATCCTCTTGTAGATCTAGCATGGTCATTCTTGAAGGATCTACTCCCTTATTTAATAACTCATCATAAACAGTTTCGGTTGTTTTATTTCTTACATTATTAAGATTGAAAGAAGATGCAGTTAACAAACCTTTTGGGGACCTCAAAGATGGGAACCACTGATCTATTAATGTATTAATTGTTACATCTGCAGCACAATTCCAAATAAGTGCTTCTCTAGCGCCTTTTCTTTCTAAATGAAGAAACATGCAGTGCATCAATTCGTGAATGGCTAGGAACGTAATGCATTCAAAAATAAAGTGTTCTTTGTTTACTTCTTTTTCTTTCATAGCCATAAAAGAGTCTTCCAGTAAGGTATTTAGCTGTTGCAGATTGAAATAAATAGTCTCTCCATCTGTCCAAGCGCAGGAAGGCCTCTCCTCCTCTTCATTAATACTTATTGTAGTCCCATAGAATAAAGCGCCGAAGAAAGGGGCTTTATGCATTAGAAAAATTTTAGTTGCTCGCAGATTAGTAGCTAGAGTTACTTTATCAATCATAGAGAATTGGCAGCAAGTTTTACCTCTTCGCTGTTAAGAGCTTTCTTAAGGATATCGCCAGAAAGTAACCAAGTTTTGCAGTAAGTACTCAAAGCAAGTGATAGCGCATACTGACTAAGCTCTTTGGGGATCGAGGGGTTGTCAATTAATCTTAGGAAGTTATCTTTTTTATCTTCTGTTACAATCTCCGCAACGGAGGTAAGTACACTCCACATAACACTTTTATCTACGTCTTTTGTTATGTAATCTGGATTATCCAAGATAAACTCAGGTGTTTTATACTCTTCTAGTAATAACAAATATGCATTAAATATAGCCGATGCTTTTTTCCCAATAGCCCCTTCCACTAAAGGAGCGAGTATCTTTTCCTCTTCCTTTAAACTAAGACCTTTTATGATTTTAGAGGTAAAAACCCAACTCCTGGGGGTAGGAAAACCATAAGCACTTTGTGTTGCTTGCCCTTTTGGTAACTCCATAAGAAGCTCTGGCTTGGACTCAATAAAAGAGATAATCCTAGTATCAATAGCAGAATCCCGAGCCCACTCTACCCAGGCATTTTTATCGTGACGCATCTCTAAGTGCACAAAACGGTTCTTTAAAGGCAAGGGTAAATCATATCCTAGAATACCCTCTCCTTTTTGGTTACCAGCCGCAATACGAATTGTATTATTAGGGAGACGGTGCTCGCCAATTCGTCCATCAAGTATGATTTGATAGGCAGCTGATTGAACGCTAGGAGGAGCGTGGTTTAGCTCATCGAAGAATATGATAGTGTTCTCTTCCTTGGGAAGAAAGCTTGGTTTAACCCACTTAGCTTCTCCCTCAATTATCATAGGAACACCTCGTAAGTCTGTAGGGTCCATAAGGGAGAGCCGTATGTCGATTACGTCTACCCCTAACTCTTCTCCCACTTGTTTAACGATATCTGATTTTCCAATCCCAGGAGGACCCCAGATATAGATAGGGACATCGATCTGTCTCATTAAAATTTCTTTAATTGTTTGCGCTGTTTCAGCCATTTTTATCTCCTAGTTTAAGTAAGCCGCTCTAACATCATGGACAGTCTTGTCTTTCAGAAAGGGCATTATCAGTATCTCTTCTTCTTCTTCTTCTTTTAATATAGTTTGTAACATATGTGTTTTTAATGTTTTATAATGCATGAGATTAAAAGTATTTATCTCGAAGCTTTTACCTAATACCTCTTTAAATCTCTGAGTATCTAAACATATTGCATCTACATCTTTATTCACTTCGAGAACATACTTTATATCCTCTTTGTATATATCTCCTAGAAATAGATACATCAACATGCTATCTAACTCAGCAAATATAAATACATCCTCCCTTGTGAAAAGAGCTATCTTTAGCACTGGTTTAAATTTATTAAAGCGTCGATACCTTCTAAGCCCGCAGGGATTTTAAAATACTGGTGCTCACTATACCCGTTTTTTATTACCGTTAATGAGCGTGACTTATCCTCCCTGTTTGAGGTGCACTCAATAATAAGATCACACCAAAAAGGTATTCGCTTATATACATCCAAAATCTTTCTACCGGTCTTACCTTCTCCAGTATATTCATCTTTTAATTGTCCCGTGAAAACAATATTGCAACCAAAATTACGCATTTTCATGATTAGTTCATCCAGTAGAGCATAAACTTCCCCCCACATAAATTGTGGATATATCTTTTGTGCGCCGGATGTCTTCAAGTATTCTTCTTGTGCCATTTGTAATAATAGCGTGGCGGAATCAATCACTACAGTTGCGGGCGAGATAATACTAGAGCCGCGTTCGATGTCTTTTGTTTTTTGGTAAAAGAAATTTAATGACTCTCTTATATCTGCCAGTGACTGTGCCGGTGCTATATATACCTCTTTGTCCTCCTCTTGTTGCCGCAATACTAACTCACATCTGGTTTCTGTATCTATGACTAACATAGGTCCAGGATATGAGAGTGCGTTAAAAGTTTTACCAGTACCTGGTTCTCCATAGTAGAGAGCAACTAAGCCTGCTCGTGGACTATCTGCCTTGTTGTATGTTTTTATTTCCATGACTATGTTTTGAATTTTTAGCGAAATGCCTTATTATTTTATACCTAGTAACCTCCGCGTTTTAAGTTTCACGCGCTAAAAAGTGTCTAAAAATAAAAAGAAAATTGTAAGCATTAAGCCTACTAAGCCAGGCTTTTTGCTTGTTGTGTATGCAGATAAAACTACGGAACTTATCGAGGTTTATGAGGCTCCCCTGCGTAAAGATATCAGTGAAGGTTCTGAAGTTTTTAAGGGGATGTCAGATCAACCTTGTCCACACTGTGGAACACATTTAAATGTTCTATATCAGTATCTTTTTAAAATAAAGATAGTAAACGACAAAGTATATTCTTACGATACAAAAAAACACGAGGAATACATTAAAGGACAGTACTGTCCCAAATGTAATATACAAGTGTTTGCATGGGAGATAGCAGAACTCTTTGTAGACTATATACAAATACATACGAGCAAGAAAGGGTTAGAGGGAACCCTTCGTTTAGAGCCCATAACGGGGACACCTGGAAACTGTCCAGGAATTAAACAATGTGCATGGAAGGAACATAATGCTGTACTAACTTGTGATGGATACCCCCAGTGTTTAAAAACAAGAGAATGTAACGAAGATTGGCGTATTACTATAGATAAGAGTAAAATAACCTTGTCTAAGTTAATTAAGCCTCGCAGCGTTAATAAGCTTTTCAAACAATATAAGGAATATAATGTTTAAATTATCTGGAAGAATACTTGATTGGGTTGACGAGAACCCTGGAATTACTAAAATTAGTAGTTCCCCTTTTGCTATAGCTGACTATGCTCTAGTATTAGAAGACTATGAAGGTAAGATAGGAAGAAAGTACCCCCTTGCTTCTAAAGAAGATGTGGAGAATTCCATAGAGTCTTTCGAGAAGTATGCTAGTCGTTTAATGCCTTTACATAGGAGGACCGCCGCAACTTTTTTGGATGCTGCTTGCTCTAAATATGCATTAGCCCCTACTGAGAAAGTGGCTATGTACAGCGATTCTAGTATAACTAATCGAATGGTTCCTTATAGAAAAGCTCTAGCAGATTATGAGCCTATTAAGATAGCAAAAGATGCTTCTTCTATTATTCAAAGTATATCTAATATTGCAAGCGAGGAAAATTTAGATTTTGGTGTAGAAGACTCCTTTGTAAAACAAGCTGCATATGAGCTTTCTTATATATTAAAAGAGAATGAAATCTGTACAAAAAAAGATGCACTTGTACAAAGCATTCAGAAAATAGCTACTGATGGGGTACCCTTGCCCGCAAAGGAGCTATATGAAATAGCTAGGCATGTTTGTAGTTTAGCTAGTGTTGATATAAACAAAACTGCTCTTTATAACCCTCACAAATGGCCAAAGGCTTTAATAAAGAAAGAGGCGTCTGCCGACGTACTGGACGAGTTTGTTTTAGATAACATTAAAAAATTAGAAGGGCATTTTAACACAGAATTGATTGAGAAAATTAGTACGTCTCCAACAAAGGTTTTGTCAGCATTACCTGAAGAGATTTCCAAAATAGTAGCCGATTTGTTAACATCCAATGAATAATGCCAGCTTTCGTACAACCTATGAAGTGGGGTTCCGACCCCGACAAAAACCTTGCTACACCTTCTGAAGAAGTAAAAGAAGTTTTAGTAGGAGATGGAAAAGAAATTATTGGGTCCTTGCCAGATATTGGTGCAGTAGAAAGTGCCACTATTTTTGAGACAACCTATTACGGGGATAGTATATCTCTTGGAGAAGTAAGTGAAGTAGTTTCGGATAAAGAAGAGATCGAAGAGGTTATTGACGTAGATAAGCTTGCTCCGCAATCCATATATACTACTTTACTGAAAAAGTATGGTGATAGTTTTCTAAAGTGGGAGCCAGAGACATTAAGGGTTGTTATAAAGGATGACTTTCAAATAGAGAATTTGCCCGATACTGTTTGGGAAGCGATTCAAGCTACGCGAGTTGCGGGGGCGGGAGTTACGTGGAACAGCTATCTGGCATTTGAAAAGGCTGCTTTAGCTATCAGTGGACAACCAGTTCATCCAGGTTTTATCCAACATGTCTCAGTAGAGGAGATGGCTGAGTTATACAAACTAATGACGAGCATAGACCCTGAAGGAGAATTGAGCGATGAAGTAGATCGTTATATAGCTGCTAGAATGTTTGCCGATAATTACCTTTATTGTGGTAATGTTTTCCCTAATGATATTCAACAGCATCTATTTACGTTAGGTACGTCACGAGAATTGACTAATGCTGTACATGAAAAAGTTAACACTATTTTAAATACACACAATGAAAACACAATATCTCTTAGCGCATCCATAGCTGCTTTAACACACTCAATGGTAGATATACAAGTAGCTAGATATATCTCTTTATTATAAATTATGTCATATAAAGCAAACGATCTTACTTTTGGTGGAAACAACTCGGCCTATGCTTCGCCATACAACGATATGTCGAAAAAGTACTTGCCGAGTACACAAAGAGACTTGTTTAGATGGTGTCAATATTACCTAGACAATAGCCCTATTATCCAGCAAGCTATTAGAAGAATGTCTTCTTATCCTATAACTAAACTAATACCATTATTGGAAGACGAGGCTAAGCAAGATAAAGCAGAAGATGTTTTAAAAGTATTAAAGGTTAGGGATGTCTGTCAGAATATTGCGATGCAGTATTTTGCTTTTGGTAATGCTTTCGCAACAATTGTTTCACCCTATCAACGCTACTATGAGTGTCAAGAATGTAAAACTAAGTTTACATATAAAGAAGCAGAACAAGCTAGGATAAAGTTTAAGGAGAAGGGGCAGCTCTTTAGGATGAAGCGCAAGGGACGTAAGCAGGATATGGCAATAGCTAAATGTCCCAGATGTAAAGTGCAGAATGCACATATATCTTGTATAGACAAGCCAGTAAAGAATTTAGATGAAACACGTATTGTTTTACTGCACCCGTTAAACCTCCGTATTGAGAAGAATCAGGTATCTGGTAAATGCGAATATAGATTTGTTATGCCAGCGAGTATGCGTAAAAAAATACTAGCTGGTGATTGTTTTTTAATTGAAACAAGCCCTAAAATTTTCGTTGAAGCGGCTATATATAATAAAGATATTGTTTTAAATGAAGAGTCTATTTACCATTTTTGTCGGATCAATGCCGACTCAATGACTGGATGGGGTCATCCTCTAATTCAAGGTGTTCTTAGGGAACTATTTCATAGTCAGGTTATCAAGAAAGCGGCTGAAGCACTCGCCATTCAGCATATCAACCCCCTGATGATTGTCTATCCTCGCGATTCTGGTCAATCAAATATTTATCAACATTTAGATATGTCTAACTGGAGTAAAAATATGGAAGGGCAATTAAGACAATGGCGCAAAGACCCTAACCATATACCCTTAATGCCTGTTCCTACCGGCGTGGACTATATAGGTGGACAGCATAGAAGTTTGGACCCTACAGCGGCTCTTAGCCATATGAACGAAGAAATTGCTATGGGAATGGGTGTACCAAAAGAGTTCTTGATAGGAGGCACCACTTTTAGCTCGAGTTCTATAGCGTTACGTATGCTTGAGAATGATTTCATTAATCTACGAAATATGCTTCTTGAATTCATAAATGGCTTCCTACTCCCTTCTGCAGTGAAAGTATGTGATACGCCATCTTTTGAGGTTAAGTTTACTAATCTACGCACTGCTGACGATGTGCAACAAAAAGATTTGATGCTGCGTTTAATGCAAATGGGTAAAATGTCCTCTGAAACTGTTTTAGACGAATTAGGGTTTGATTCAGCGAAAGAGGCTGATCGGATATATGAAGAAATGAAAAAGGCTATGGATAAGCAGCAGAAGATGAATAGCGAGGAGTTGGGTCAGCCCATGCTTTATAACGTTGAAGTCCCTACTGATGGCTCGATGGATTTAAGCATGACAACAACTGAAGATATGGTTGGTTTTATAGGAAATATGATGCAACAATCCCCCCCTGATGCTCAGCAATTTTATTCACAAATGATGCAACAGCAGGCTCCTAATATTTACGCAGCAGTTAATAAGCATATGGGTAAGTCTTCTCCTTCCCAACAAGCAAATAATATTCCAGATCAGAAACCTTCGAGTGGGCCTAATTCACAAGTATGAAAAATTTAGAGCAAGCCTTTTTAGTTTCTCGTACAGAAGAAGACGAGAAAATAGCCAAGGATTTAGATGAGAAAGGCACAACGATAGATGTTGAAGACATGCTACGTGAGAGTGCTCATAAGTCTATGGAGGAGAGTAGGACTACCATCAAGAAAACTCCTATTCCAAAAAAAGAATATAACAAGATTGATTATAGGACGTTTAAGCTCCCTGCTGAACGCGAAGAGTACTTAGAGCATGTTAATCAAAAAGATAGAAAGGTGATAGAAGAAATAAAAAATATAGATAATAAAGATTTAATATTACATTTATTTTCAATAGTTACTAAAGTTATTTAACGCTTCTTTACATATTCGCCGCTATTTTCTCTACGGAGTTCATCACGAATTTCATCTTTTAGGTCCTTTTCCATCTATATATTTATACCATGAAAAGCTTTATTTGCACAAGCGTGTAACTCCTCGCAGGGGCGACGTCGTTCTGCAAAATACCGCTAAAGCTAAATTTTGCTAACGCCGTAGTAGGGTTAAATATTCATTTTATTCATATTCCAGGTGACCCATGAAGCCACCACCTCAACCCAAAATAGCATACTAAATACAAATTGCAACAGAAAATTTCGGTAAAAAAATAGGAGATATGCATGTAGCATATCTCCTATCATCTTAGTTAACCTCTTCACCAGCGATAACTTCACTATCAGCCTCTTGTGCCGGGACCCCGGCGGAGTCATCGGCGGTTACCCTCTCTGAAGGCTTTGGAGGTGTAGGAGCGCCCTTCTCGCCCTTTTTGCTATAGCACCGACGGCCGATGAGTACGCCAGCCAGCACCGCCATCACCCCCCCTGTTATGAGGAGTGCAATACCCTTACCATTTTCTGGCACGAGACTATCCGTGAGACTATCCGTTACGGCCATTGTTGTGTTTGTATCCATTTTTTGTACCTCCTATAAGTACAAGTGTTGTCAGATGAAATTATCTGATACTTATTTATACCTATAAAAGTACTTATTTTTTAGTGTGTTTTAAGAAAAAAAGACCTCTAATTAGCAATAATTAGAGGTCTTATAATGGGTTTAGTTTTTAGCCTGGAACGACCCCGGACACTAAAACCTGTTCCTCTTGTTTCTCTAGTCCTAGCTTAACTCGCGCTAGATCACCACGAATCATAGCTAATCTATCCTTACGTGATGCAAGTTTAAGGAGGTACTTACTGCTTTCAGAACCCTTTACGCTCAATACTCTTAACAGGGCAACAGGGGTGTGTCCTTCAAGATAGCGCCTATGTGTATATAAGAATAATCTAATAGGGTTTCCCTCTAGAGTATTCTCTGCACTAAGGTAATCTTCAAAGTACCAAACAATATCACGTGCTCCTTCTCTTTTATAGCGCTTTATACCTGTCATCTCTTTGAGGAGGGTGGACATAGAGGCTACTGCTGAGTTTTGGTTAGTTGATACATAACCATACTGTGTTACTTGGTTTAAATACACGATACATTCATTGACTGTGACTGGTATTCCCACAATCTTAATAAATGAGCGTATAGCTTCTTTTCTATTTTGTATTAGTGTACTAGACATTTCTTATGGAAGTAGCGCACTTTTTCAAGCTGGAAAGTTTTAAAAGAAGCGTAGACACAACGTGCTATTGTAGAAGCCTCTTTTTTACTTAGCGTCATATCTCTGTAGGACACTTTTTTCCAGGCTGATTGCACCTCATTTACTTGTTCAGGGGTTAAATCACTTATATCAAAACCGCGTAAGCGTGTTTGATTCCGGTTAGTAGTTAGAACAGTATAGTTTTGTTCTTTACCTTCCGCACGGTAACGGAAGGATTTAGTTTTTAAATTTACTTTAGTCATTTTAATTTAGGTTGCTTTTTAAGTAAGGGTGCTCTTACTGCTTGAACTCTAGAGATTCTATTATCATTACAGATGATTCCATCATGCGATTTACGTACTTCTAAAGCATCAGCGACTGTATCTATTATATTCTGGATGTCGTACCTTCCACCCCATTTTGTTTTAGGGGGTTCCTCATCTAACCTAGTAACTATAATAGTTACGGTATCTAGAAGAGCGTCATATTCGACGTCTAGTTCAACATAGGATGTTATTGGTATATCCCATCCGACTTTTTTAGCTTCTTCTATAAGCAGAAGAGCTATATCTTTTTCGTCTTTCTTAGCTTTAGCATTAGGAATGAAAACAGGTTTTCCATTTCTACCACGAGCCAATATATTATTATTCTTCTTACCCTTTGGTCTTTTTGTAGTTATTTTTATTGTCTGCATAAGAGCGCTGACATATTATAACTTTAGTGAGCCATCTTAGGGTCTTTTTATTAAGTTTTTTTATCTGTTCTTTATTTTGAACGAGGTATATGACACCTCTTGTGAGTGGACGTATAAAATTTTGAGTACGCATTAGTTTATTTTGGAAATTTAGTTACAATTAGTTTATGACAGCTACATGGACAACTGAATATAATAACCTTGGCGATTATAGTACTCTTACCTACAGTGCAGTAACAGATTTAGCATCTTCTCTCTCTGCTAATGTAACACCTGCTTTACATGTGGGGGAATGTGATCGTCTGGTTTTCTTGCCTTCAGCTATTGATGCCGCTGGAGATTTCATTGCATGGACTGAAGATGCTGTGCTAGCTGTACAGTTTTCAATGGATGGTATTTTGTGGTCCGAAGCGCCAGAAGGGGGCGCTATTCAGCATCCAGCTTTTTCAAGCGCGGAGTTCCCTACGCTAGGATATAGCGACTATAATGCTAAATATATCAGGTTTAGACATGATGGTATTACTGAACCATTCGATTCTTCTGTAACTATTTCAATAACTGTTTATAAGCAGTATTTTGGTAAAGCAGAAAGTAAAGGTAGGCGTTAAACTAGTTTGTAAGTTTCGTCAGCTATTCTATTCATAAGAATGAAGGCAATATCATTACAGATTTGTTCTTCCTCCTTTTCATCTTCACAGAAAATACCCTTCCTAACTAGCGCCCAGTGTCCCACCTCATGATAGTACACCCAAGCCTCTTCTTCCAAGGTACCCACAGGCGCTACTAAGATTCTTTCTAGGATAGGGATATATAATCCCCATGCTCCTATAAGACGTGTTAGTATCCCCCAGACCCCTTCCCTAGACGGAGCTGTTTGATTTCGTACACTTCTCTCAGCGAAGTCTACTATAGAGTAAAAAGTTTTATCACTTATTTGCATTTTAAAATTTATTCTAAATTAGGACGCAATAAAAAGTAGCATCCCATAAAGGTTGTATAGTTTAATACCCTCTTTTTGCTTGTATTTCACGCAGTGGTTCTTATACTTATTAAATGCACGTAGGTATAGTAATAGGCGTACGCAATAGAGCTTCTATCTATAAATGCGTCTCCGCATTTAAGGAAGCAGGTTTTATTGTCTGCGTAGTAGAGCAAAATAACATACAGCGCTATAAAGAAGCTAAAGAGGATTACTACGTCTTTCACCAGACTAGTGATGTGTATTCTAGATCTCTTGCCAACAACCTAGGAGCCGAGGTGTTAAAGGAGATGAATTACATTTGGTTTGCAGATGCTGATATTCTTATATCACCAGAAGTAGGTGAGGGTATCAAGCCTTATTTAGATGAGCGTATCCTGTTTCCCAGAATAGGCTCCTATACTACAGGGGCGCATACAGGTAATATGGTTGTGCCTAAAGCGCTCTTCTCTCATTTAAGTTTTAACGAAGAGCTAGTAGGATGGGGTTATGAAGACGATGACTATCTTCATAGGTGTAGGCAACGAGGCGCCATCCTGCATTACGCTGTAGATATAGGTTTAATAACACACTTAAAAGCTCTAACGCCTGAGAAACAGGAGCACTTTTTCCCTGGATGCAAGAAGTGGAATTGCTGGGGGCATAATGTTATAATTTCAGATTACGCATTAAGTATACCTGAAAATTCTCCTGGATTTGGGCCAGGAGATATAAGAAGAGAGTTTCCTAAAGAATGGATGGATATTAATGATTACAACTAACAGTTTAAAAGAATTAGTAGAAGGTAAGACAGTAGCTATAGTAGGGAATGGTCCTAGTGTCTTAGTTAATGAGCTAGGGTATTTGATTGACTCAGCTGACTTAGTTTTTCGTTTCAATAATTTTTATATAGGGAAATTTGAGAAATATTCAGGAAAAAAAACATCTGTTTGGGTTACCTCAATGTGGTCATATATCATTCATCCTCTTGGTAAGTTTTCTGTTATATGTCCATTTCCATTAGATGATCCTGAACTTTTAGAGATTCAACCTCATTTCGCAGATTCGAACTTTAAACTAGTCGATGAAGATTCTGACGTATTGTATATGCCTATGGGTATTTACAAAGAATTATTGACTTACGTAGACAAGCCTAGCAGTGGATGTTCTTTTCTTTTTTGGCTATACAAAGTAATAGGTACGATTGATAAAGATAACCTATTTGGGTTTGACTTCTTTAAGAATAGTAATCTTCATTATTACTCTGCAGAGGACACTTCTCATATAACTCACTCTTCTATTCAGGAAGAAAGTTTAATATTACAAATGTGTGGAGATAATCCTAATTTTATGGATCTAGGAGAGATCTCTGGAGAGCAGGGAAGAGAGGACTATCAACAAGGGTGGCAATCCTTTTTTGGATCCTATTTCAAATCTAAATCTATTTTAGATGTTGGGGCTGGGCTAGGGCTTTCTAAAAAGAGGTTGGAGACTGGTGGTAATCAAGTAATGCTACAGGATATAGGGCCAGGGTTAGATGTTGATTTTGCTTGTTCAATTGAAAAGATAGAAGAAGTGTTTGATGTCGTAACATGCTTTGATGTGATCGAGCATGTTTATGAGGATACTAAATTTCTAGAGTCTCTATATAATCTAAGTAAAGATGGAGTTGTTCTTACTACACCTAATTATAACGTATCTAGATGTTCCAATAAATTTCATATTAGAGAGTATACTCCAAATGGGTTGATACAGCTCGCTAGAGATTTAACGGATGATAAGATTTACATGTGGAGTTCAATTGATCCTCATGGGGGCAGTCCAGTAGAACATACAGAAGAATCTTTTAACTTAAGTATGGATCCTGTACTATCTATCTATATTACTAAGTAGTACCTTGTACGTGTCATGACCTATTACTTCTTTGATTATATGAAAGTATTTAGACAAGATGGTTTTCCATTCCTTTGGTTGCCATACTGTAAGGTGTAGGTTTCCTCCTTCTAGATCTAATATACCAGAAGGTCTCGTACTAATGTTAAAAAGAGAATAGCTTAGACGATAGTTTAGAGGTGTTTAATAGACATTCTTCTACTACTTCTGGAGGAAGATGCTCTAGTACATCTACTGATATCACTAATTCAAACTTATCGTCTTTAAATAAATTTAAAGAATGAAAGCCTCCTATATGGAAGGTCGCGTCTTTCCTTCTTCTCTTAGCTAGTTCTATAGCGCTTTTAGAAATATCAATACCGGTGTAGTCAGTAAACCGATGTGAAAACTCACCGCAGCCACAGCCTATATCTAATACCTTTAAATTTCTATCTAGATTAAATACATCTAAAGAGTTGGAAGGAGTTCCAGCGTACCCTCTATCCCATACTTTATCGTACTTGTCTGCTTCTTCTTCGTACCATTTCATTTAAATAATCTCCTCATCAAGAATTCGTGTAATCACTAGTCCATCTCTTGTATCTAGATGGAAGCTAGATAGAGAATTATCATAGTACCTAGCGTCATGATCAAAGTACTTTATAGCTTCTATAACTAGATCGTGCATCCCGTTCATCCATAGTATTAAGCATTTTTCCTCCAAGATGTCTTCCATTAAAGGGAGGGCTCTACCAAGTCCACTTTTACGCGGTCCATCAACTACGACAAAATCATACTTACCTGTTACCTTTTTATAGCGCGAGGTAACACGCTCCCCCTCCCAGGGTTTAGATAAGAGCATGTCATGTTTATTGCGGTATTCCTCAGCAACATCAAGATCAGCATGTAAGGGTTGTTTGAACTTAGCCTCTAACTGCACCTTTTCTTCTATCGTGGAGACGATCTCAGTGGTGACTCCCTCCTTGTATACTCCAGCTTTTTTTTGAACATGTTGTAGAATAGCTTCATGTTCTTCTACAATATGAACTTTGGCATAGTTCTGGTAAGCATACATTGATCCTATAATGGAAGCATTAGACGCTCCTAAGAATAAAATAGACTTAGGAGAGCTAAGCTCCATTAGAGTATACATAGTAGTCACACTATCATTAGAGGGTGACCATGGATCCGCAGATAAATTTAATTCAGTTAAGAAGGCGCTTGAATGCATCCATTAAGTATAACAGAGTTAAGCATTCAGGACTACCATATATAACGTTATTAAAAGGACACAAGCCAGGTCACCATTATTAGTGACCCAGCCGTCTATTTTATCATATAATTTTAAGAGTATTTTACTCAAAACATTTTATAACGAGCCAAAGAAAGGGAGTCCGAAAACTACACCTAGGACATATCCTAAAACAAGTCCAGTAATGAAGGGGGCGTTTTTAACACCTAGATCTTTTACAGTATTTTTGAAAGTTGACATGGGTACATTATACATGCTCCCTATAGAGTCAAAAAAAGAATTAAAGCTTTTTTAGGCTTCCATCTATGTAAGCTTCTAACTTTTTAATCCTTGAATAGAAGGCTTCGCCTTTATTTCGGCGTTTAAGCGTGTATAGGAAAGAACCCAAGAAGAATAGGGATATGCCTATTATTACCAAGATACCTAAATCATAAATCTGTCCTATGATCCCTTTCTCAGCAGTATTCACTACCGAATGGATATCACCCATAGTCAAGGCTTTTATTTGCTCTTCCTTCTCTTGTATCTCATCCTCCTGAAGATAGAGGTCAACCGCCGCTATCCCCGCCCCAACCCCAACAGCTATTCCAGGAGGACCCGCAAGAGCGCCTGCACCTCCTCCAACGAGCGCTCCACCAGTTCTCAGCAGCGTGGAACATGAAGTGAACGCTAATATAGTTATAAGTAGGAAGTTTTTCATTTTTTGTCTATTTTGGATACAACATCCTCAGCTATTGTATCCGTTAAAGCTTTCGCTGCGGATATATCATTAAAAGCACACGGACGACTTCCTACAATTCTGTTTACCCCTACTTCAACACGATCTTCTCTTTCTTTAATTTGCTCAAGAAGCCTCTCTTGTCGTTTAGCTGTAATGCTTAGTTCTTCTATTATTTCTGTTAACTTGTCTATAGTAGCTTTATTAGCCTGCTGACATTCTCTAATAGCTTTGTTTACAGTCCGTGACGTCACTTGCCATAAACCCATGACTGTTACTATCACAGAACCGAGCACTTCTAAACCAAAAACCCACAAGGGGACATCTGGTGCCGTTTCCTGAATTAATGATACAATTGAATTTAACAAAATAAAAAGTCCTAACCTATTTATATTATAGGTTAGGATATATCATAACGAAAATATGCTTTCATTTTTTAGTTAAAGTCAGCTACGCCGCTCTCGGATATGGCTATTAGATTTGGATCTATTTCCTCGTCTAATAAGCATATTTCATACTCATTATAGAGTTTTAAAATCTGCTGTGCTCGATACACAATGATTTGCATCTGTGCTCTATTCAATTCTAGTGCGGCGCGCACCGTAGAACGACGCGCTTGCTTAATCGAGTCTAAGCTCATATAATGAGGATTCATAGTTTCTTTTGTGTTACGTAGTAAGCCTAAGCCGACCATGCGTTTCTCTTCATTTGGGTTATTAATAATTTTAAAACCAATCATTAGAAAGTCGGTATTGGGGTCTTCATACACTTTCGGTGTTTCAATTTTATGTGTCATAAAATATTATACCTTGAAGAGTTACATTTTTAATAACTAAATTATATGTCAAAAAAACCAGAATTAAGAGTCGGTGTCCTTAGCGATATCCATGTCCCCTTCCAAGATAAAAAAGCAACCAAGATGGCTTTAGAGTATTTAGAAAATTCTAATCTGGATAAACTAGTCTTGTTAGGAGATATAGCAGATTTTCTTGCAGTAAGTCGCTATGGTAAATCGCTACACCGCCGAGCTAGTTTAAATGATGAGTTAGAGCAGACAAAAGATTTCCTTGCTGACGTAAGAGATAGGTTCCCAAAAACAGATATCATCTATACAAAAGGAAATCATGAAGATCGCTGGGACAGGTATGTAACGGATCGAGCCCCTGAGTTTGGGGAGTTAGGCATTTTGCGCCTTCCTAAAGTTTTAGAGCTTAAGAAGATGGGGATAAAGTGGGAGAAAGATAAGTTTTGTTTAAATGGTATGATTTTTTACCATGGGGATGGACGCTGTTCTAGAAACGCTGGATATACAGCCACGGCTTGGATGAATCACTTTATGAAGTCCTGCATAATAGGACACATACATAGATCCGCTGTTATTTATAAACGATATGGTACAGGGCAAACAATGGTAGGCGTTGAGAATCCCTGCCTCTGCGAATTAGATCCAGAATATGATAAAGGAGGTACATGTAACTGGCAGCATGGTGGCACCTTATTATTAATGAATACAGGGAGTCATATTAATACCCCCTATCCGTTCCGTATTGAGGGGAATAAGATTTACGGCACGATATGAAAAAAATAAAGAGCATACGAATTTTAGGCGTAGATATCCCTATCGTTGTCTGCTCTACGAAAGAAAAGAATAATTTAGAACCTAATACATGGGGGGAGTATGATTCTAAAAAACTAGAGATAAGAGTCGAATCCTCCCTTGCGGATGATCACAAAAAAATAGTTATATTACATGAAGCAATCCACTGCATCGATGATTTTTTAGATCTAAACCTATCTCATCGTGCAGTGTATGCCCTATCCCAATGTTTTTTTGCCCTCTTAAAAGAGAACAGTAAATTTATTGAATGGATATATGGAAAGTAAACTTCACTTTATCTAAGAACGGGAGGCGGTGGCCCTGTGACATAAGCGTAGCGCATAGTTACACGGGCTCCGCCTATTCCCGGCTTTCGTTTGAGCACGTGTCCTTACTGGTCACGTTGAGGTGGAAACCACCTCTGTTTTATGAAGTAAATGTCTTTATTAAACCTCTGCCGGCGAAACTCGATCCGAAATCTCCAGGGTAAGAATTACCTGGGAATTTCGGATCGCTGTGACGCCTGTAAGAGTGTTTATTTTTTTCTACTGCTATTACAGTACATTGTTAAGGAACCCTTAACTAAGTTAACATTTTTTTAATTCACTTTACCTCTTCAGCAGCCTTGCTCGCCGGCAGCCTACTGTAAGTTGGCGCCGCTAGCTTACATGAGGCTGCCGGCGAGCAAGGCTGCTGATGTGTTTGATTACATCCAAGCTGGCTTATCTTATGAAAAGGAAACCTTTTCTGTTTTATGAATTATTCTTCTCTACTTATTAGGCTTATTGAGTTTTTGCCTTTTTGGGTCTGCTCAAAGTACCTTTACATTACCGGAAAGTGTAACACCTTCTATTTTTTAGAGAAGCGAACCTTTAATAGTTTCAATAGTCCTTACTATTGCAAACTATGTTTATTTTTACACTATGGTAAATTTAGTGATATGGAAACCATATCTAAAGTAGTACGAGTTTTTTATACCTGCTCTTTCGGCGTTATTTAGATGATTTAGTCTTTTTACTACTTTTTGCTAGAATACCTTTACTAGGTTTTATTTATGACTGATAGAATTAATACGTTTAAAACATCAATTGAAAAGGCCTTAACCTCTTCAATAAAAGGTATTCCAGTAGGCACAGGAAGAACACTAACACTAACCAATATAATTATTGATGATCCAGACAGGTCCCTTAAAGCTGAACTAAAAGCGCGTCTAGCAGGACAAACCCATGGGAGCGCTATAAAAGGTCGTTTTATATTAAAAGATACTATTAATAATAAAGAAGAGAAGGTTACTAAACGGCTTTTTAAATTACCCATAAAAACAAATCGCGGGACTTATATATGGAATGGAAATGAGATTGTCATAAAAAATCAATATCGTAGAAAGCCAGGTGTTTACGTCTCCCAAAATCAAGCAGGCGCTTACGGCGCTTCCTTCAATATGGCAGCGGGTAATTCACAGTTTGATCAGAGAGTAGCTGTTGAGTTAGTACCAGAGACAGGTAAATTCCTATTTAAAATAAAAGATTCTAAGTTTAGTTTATTTGCGCTAATAAAAGCCTTTAATGTCTCTGATAGCCAACTTAAAACGGCGATGGGAGATAAGCTTTTTAGAGTTAACTATACAGATAATTTAAATAGTGAGCTTAAAAAAATAGCTAAACGATTAACAGGAAAAACCTATTCATCCTTCGTTGAAGCCTCGGAAGATATACGTGAGAAATTCACAGGTATCTCTTTTGAGGGAGGCTCTAATGAAATTACGTTAGGCAAAGGATATGATAAAGTTTCACCTTCTTTCTGGTTGGCTTTAACTGCTAAGCTAAGAAAAACTGCAGCGGGTATTCAAAAACCAGACGATGTTAATGCTTCTTACTTTAGAGAATATCTAACACCAGAAGATAATATAGTAGAATCTATCACTGCAGCTACTTCTAAGTTTGTTACTAGAGTACGAAGAAGAGGGGGTAAAAAAGATTTAAAAAGCATTCTTTCAGCTAGTAAATTTGAAAAGCCTATTTATGATCTTTTTTCTAGTAGCTCTCTAAAAGAGTACACAGACCAAACTAACCCGCTTGACTGGATTTCAGGCGAAGACGCATTAACCGTATTCGGACCAGGCGGGATTAGTCAAGCGCGAGCTGTAAGTGATGATATGCGCACATTACAACCAACGCTACATGGCATCGCTGATCCACTAGCCTCCCCTGAATCAGCCGATAAAATCGGTGTGGTGCTTCATAGGACAGTAGGCTCGGCCATAAAAGGTGGTGTTCCTCATATAAAAGTAGTTGATAGAGCGAACAAAGCTACGACCATCTCCTCTTATGCTTTTGCCAATACAGTAATTGGTATAGGTGATCCTGCAAATAAAGGAAGTATTAGCGGATTCAAGAACGGGATTGCTCAGCAGATAAAAGCGTCCACTGCTAAATATTTTATGAAACCAGAGAGCCTATTTAGTAAAGTATCTAATATGATCCCCATGCTCGGTTCAACCTATGGGGTAAGAGCTAATGTAGGGAATAAACAATATACGCAATCATTACCTCTTAAATATAGAGAGGCGCCTTTAGTAACTACACAGTATGAGCAGACGCATAGCAATAAAGGGAGTAGAGATTTCCCTAGCGTAGATATGCAAGGTAATATTATTGCTATCGAATCAGGTACTATTCAAGCAGTGAGGCAAGACAAGATAGTCCTAAAAAGTCTTAACGGGACTTTGTTAGATCATGAATATCCTTCTGATTTTCCGCTTAATACTGAATCGTTTATGGATACAAATGTAATAGTAAAAGCAGGAGATAGTGTAAAGAAAGGGCAACGCTTAGCTGATTCAGTTTTTTCTAAAGACGGGAAACTGGCTTTAGGTACTAATCTTAAAACAGGGTTCTTAGCCTATAAAGGTTATAATTTCGAAGATGGGTTCGTGGTCAGTGAGGGAGCGGCAAAGAAGCTAACATCCCTACATTTACTAGAATTCGAAGTTGAAAAAGGAAAAGATGTTGTAATAGGAAAAGGTTCATATGTTTCACTCTTCCCAGGGTCGGCTTCAATAACGAATCTCGCAAACTACGATGATAATGGTTTAATTAAAGAAGGCACTATAGTTGAATATGGTATTCCGCTTATATTAGCTTATGAAAAACGCGAGTTAACACCAGCACAAGCCGCTATATCTACTCTAAATAAAAAAATATCTCAATTACTAGCTCCTCGCGATATAAGCCCTATTTATAACAAAAATGTACCTGGGGTTGTTACACGGGTTTATCAAGACAATAAACATAATAAAGTTTTTGTTAAAACAGAAGAACCCGCTGTAGAGGGGGATAAAATGGCTACACGCTATGGCGGTAAAGGGATTATCACTAAGATTGTAGCTGATGCCCAGATGCCAGTGGGCGCGGATGGGAGTCCCTTAGAAGTTCTCTTCAATCCGCATGGCATACCAAGTCGAATGAATCCATCCCAGATGATAGAAAGTTCCTTGGGTAAAATAGCAAAAAAAGAGGGGAAGATATACGCTTTAAAGCAGTTCGACGAGAGGGGGCATGTAAATATAGCTAAGCAAGAACAAGCCCGTTCAGGGATTCACGACGAAGAAACGGTAACTGACCCAGAAACAGGAAAAACCATGACGAATGTTCATGTTGGTCAGCTTTATTTTAATAAACTCAAGCATAGTGTAAGAAAGAAGATTAAAGCAGGTGAGACCGGTTATTACGATGTTCAATACGAGCAGCCAAAGAAGACTGAAACAAATGGAACTAGGGCTATTGATGGCCTCTCCTTTTATAGTTTATTGGCAGGCGGAGCAAGAAAGAATCTCGCCGAGATGGCGAATATAAAAGGTACAAAAAACGATGAGTTTTGGAGAGCTATGCATTCCGGAATGCCGCTACCTAATCCAAAAGTCCCTGCTATGCAAGATAACTTTTTATCTTCTTTGCAAGCTTTAGGTTTAAACACTTTTAAGACAAAGGATTCATTAGCACTCACGCCTTCTACCACAGAAGATATTCTTAAGCAGAGCAACGGAGAGATCCGTGAAGCTAAATTTATGCGTTCACGCGATATGAAACCAGAGGTGGGCGGTTTTTATGACCCTGCGCTAACTGGAGGTGATGCGGGAACAAAATGGACACACATCTCTTTAGCTGAGCCTATACCTAATCCGATTTTTGAAAGAGCAATCACAAAAACATTGGGTATCACAACAAAAGTTTTCAATGCGATTCTAAAAGGAAAAACTAAAGTATCGGAGGATGGCACTATATCTAAAGATGGTGTTCTTTTTGGAGGGAAGGCTATTGCTACTATGCTTGATGCTATAAATATAGATAAGCAGTTAAAAGAATTAAGAGCACAAGGAAAACAACAGGGTTTAGATAAAGAATGGGGGGATTTAAATAATACTAATACAAAAATACGCTTCTTATCTAACATTAAAGTATTAGGGAAAAAACCTTCTGAGTTGTATGTACTAAACGCTTTCCCTATTCTGCCTCCTAAATTCAGGCAGATGACTATTTTGCCAACTGGTACAGTACAAAATCCACCTATAAACGAGCTTTATCAGTCTCTAAAATTAGAAAGCGACGGATTGAAGAATTTAAAAGCTCTAGATTTTTACGATGACGAAACAGTAGGTACACGTATTGAGCAACTATACAAGCACGCAGGTGCAGTGTTTGGTACAACAGACCCTGTATCTTTCCAGCTAAAACAGCGTGCATCTGAGAAAGGTATCTTACGTCAGCTAGCCCCTAAATCAGGAGGTAAGTTAGGTGTAATACAACAGAAGATGATGCGGAAAAAACAGGACATAAGTGGTGGTTCTACTATTACAGTAGACCCCAACTTGCCGTTAGATCATGTAGGCGTTCCAGAAGACATGGCTTTCAAGATCATGAAACCATTCATAACTAGAAAAATGGTGCAAAATGGGTACACACCCATTAAAGCTTTGGAGGCCATAAAAGATAGAACACCAGTAGCGCGTCACCAGCTCGACGAAGTAATGAAAGAACGTCCCGTAATGGTTAACCGACACCCCTCTTTACATAAGTTTAATTTTATGTCGCAGTGGGGTCGAGTTGTCCCAGGGCAGGCTATCATGCTTAACCCCCTAGTAATCCATGGCTTTAATGCTGATTTTGATGGGGATTCCATGATAGGCGATATTTGGCTAAGTGCCCCTGGCGAGTATAATATTGATAATGGCGACAGTATTGTAAAAACAAAACTGTGTATTACTACCAATATTGCAGATATACCTCACGGAGATCTCATAGAAAGAAAAGCTAATAAAGAGATATACTCTGTGCCTAAAGGAATGACTGTTCCTGCTATAGCACCTGATGGTACGATAGAGTTAAAAGAAGTTACTAAATTTCATAAACATAAAGGCTGCGAAGAATGGGAGGTAAAACTTACTGGCGACATTACTTTAAATGTTAGTGATAACCACAGTTTGGTTTGTTTTAATCCCGAGTTAAATATAGTTGAGAAAACAAAACCAGCCGACGCTTCTTTTCTATGTGTCCCTCGTCTTTTTGATATTGAGTATGCTAATCCAAATAAGTTTGAGGGCGTATCTAATAGCCGCTCAGAACAAGAAAGACTGCATTTAATATCTAGTCTAGGTTTCTTTACTGGCTCTACGCGCAATAATAAAAAACGTGTCGGGGGATACACTTTTAGCAATTCTACTTTCCTAGAAGGTAGAGCTAGGCTAGTTAATGAGTATAAAGAGGCTCATTTTGATACACAAGGCCGCTTCATTAGTCCTTTTATTTTAAACTGGATAGACTCTAACGTCTACTTGAATGATGAGTTAAGGCTCCCTTCTTTTTTAATAGGTGTTTCTAAAAAAGAAAGAGAAGCCTTTGTGTCTGGCCTAATTGAAGCCTCTATCATGCTTAATAAAGATTCTTTTGCTATAAGAGAAACAAAGAACAAAGCCTTCTTAGATGACATAGCAAAGCTGGTCCAGTCCGTTGGCGTAGATGGTACATTCACTTCGAAGAAAATTAAAAACTGCTCTATCTATAGCTTAGAGTTTAAACAATTAGATGTAAAGAATTTTTACCTGAAGAATGCGCACTATTTCTCTGCTCTAAGCCGGGCCTTCTTGGATGATAGCAAGCTACTAAGTATATCTTTAAAGGCACACGATTTTATCCCTGTACCTACTTTTGTAAGTATGCTCATTCTTGAAACTACCCGATTTAGAATAGATTCAAAAATGAAAGCTAATAAATTACGCTATGCTTATTCATTAAAATCTTATAGCGATTGGATAGAACTCGGCTATGAGCCATGGACTCGTGCAGCTTTCAATTTCTTTTTATCACATATGACAGATGAGGAGCTGGAAGTTTTACCTAGGGAATATATGAAATTAGTACAGAACAAAGCCGTTAGATGGGGCTTAATTACTTCTTCCAGAAAGACAGGGCGCACTATTGATATGTATGATATCACCGTTAAGGATTACAAAAACTTTGCTACTGATTATGGTTATTTTGTATGGGACACAATGAATATGCATGTTCCAGTTACAGAAGGTGCACGACTTGAAGCAGCTAGAAAGCTGATGCCAAGCAACTCTTTGTTCGGTCCTGATCGCAATATCTTGCCAATGCCTTCTAACGAGGCTGTCCTCGGTCTTTATATATTGAGTAAAAAAGGAAAGAGCTCACAGAAAACGTACACAAATCTAAGTGCAGCAGAGGCTTCTTTCCTAAAAAACGAGATAACTTTAAACGATGAAGTAACTATACAAGGTAAAAAAGTAAGCTTAGGTTGGGCTATTTTATACAAGAATATTCCAGCTAAATATCATTCCATTATAAAAGGGAAAAGTCTGGATAAAGGCGTTATTCAAGACTTAATTAAAGCTATATATAAAGAGAGTGCATCAAAAGCTGCCGATCTTTTAAACACCTTAAAAGACTTAGGAAATAAGTATGTATACCTTGCTGGCTTTAGTATATCTTTAAATGATATTACTACACCAAAGGCTTTAGATAAGCAGGTCGCATCTCTAGTAGATGTATACGGTAAAGATAATAAGTACGCAGATAACTTAGACAAGGGTATGGCTAAAACTCAAAAAACCTTTAAAAGTTTTTTCGATAAGAATCGCCTTTATGATATGAAGAGATCTGGTGCAAAAGGGAAATGGAGTAATCTGACGCAGATGCTATACACGCCTGGCTTCATGGAAGGAGTAGCTGGACAGGGTTTACAAGACAACTCTCTATCTACTGGTTATGCTCAAGGTATGAATGCTTCTGATTATATAAATACTCAGTTTGCAGCTAGAAGCGGAATGATTTCTAAAGTAAGAGGCGTTGCTAAAGGAGGGGAGCTAAGCAAGGATGAAGTACATGCTGGAATGGAGCTTGTTATAACTGAAAAAGACTGTTTGACAACAAAAGGCATCAGCTTGTCTCGCACAGACCCTTTCATAATAGGGCGTTTTCTAGTGGATGGTTCTTCTCCTATTGATGAGGTATATTTAAAAACACACAAGAAAAAGATGTTCCTGGTACGCTCGCCATTAACATGCGAAGCGGTACAAGGTATTTGCGTAAAATGTCACGGTCTAAATGATCAGTTTAGATTACCAACTATAGGAGACCATGTTGGCGCGGAAGCTGCTCAAGTAACTAGTGAAAGTATTACACAAGGTTTAATGCGTGTTTTTCACTCAGGAAAGGGTTCAGAAGAAGGAGGGCCTAAGACCTTAGCACGAGATGCAAACAACCTATTTGGTAAGATACCTAATAGTTTTTTTAATGAAGCTCCTGTGGCCGAGTCTACAGGTTTTGTAACCAAAGTAGAGAAAGCGTTAGGTGGGGGCTGGGACATACACGTAGATGATAGAAAATATCATGCTACAGATATAGTTAATCCTTTGGTTAAAAAGGATCAACGCGTGGAACGAGGACAGGCACTCACTACAGGATTAAGGCATCCTAGAAAAGTACTTGAAGTAGAAGGCTTATTAGGGGCAAGAAAGTACTTGACAAATAGCATGCGGAACCTGTATTCTTCTAATGGAATTTCCTTAAACCCCATACACTTCGAAGTCTTAAGTCGCTCCCTGACTGAGCATGCGCGTGTAATAGATCCAGGAACTTCTCTTAAGTATGAGCCAGGTGATATGGAGAAAATAGCAGTATTAGATAAATTAAACAAAAATGGCGCCCTCATAAAATATGCGGCACGCTTAGAGGGGGCTAATAGAGTACCCTTGTTACGTAATGATTTCTTGGCACAATCTGCAAGAAGAGAAGCTAGAACAGCTATTCCAGAGGCGGCTATAAAAGGCTCAGTTGCCAAAATACGCAGCATCAACCCTATAAACTCTTGGCTTTTAGGTGATTTTAAGGATAAGCCAGGTACAAAAGGTGAATTCTAGATGGAAGTTATACTGTGTGATAAAGGCTCGATGGGTATTGCAGCAAAGAATACCTACGAGAGTCTCTTAAAATGTGTGGGAAGAGCTTTTTGGTTTGTTCTTCTTCCTGAAACCTATGACTCTTACCTAGAGGCTAAGAAATGGACTACAGAAGAATCTAGAGTTATTGTGTGTAACCCAAAAGTTTTTGCTGGCGGTTATTTAAACCGTAATAAGATATACGAGTTATACCCTAAAGCCGACTGGGTAACCAGAATCGCTCCAGGGACTATAATAACTGAAGATTATTTTTCTTACCTTCAGCAACATCGAAGGGATAAAACTATAGGCGCTATAGGGGCAATTGGGTATTTTATACATGGTAATTGGGAGAGTATAGATGGAAACGAAGTCCCCTCCCGACATTTAGCTCATGTATTAGATGATTGTCTTTGGTCTTGGCGCGTGGACAGTTATAGATACGAACCTCCATTTAATAATGTATGTTTAGGTCAATATGATCATCAAATGCATCTGCATTCTTTAGGTTTAAATTGCTTGACTGCGCCTTCTTCTGCTATACAATTTAAGGTAGAAGATGCAAACTATGATGAATCTACGTTATATGCTATAAAATTTTTAGCTTCCAAATGGAATACTAAAGTAGATTTACTTCGTGTTAAAGAGATTCTTCCAAATTAAAATAATGTCCATCATCCCTTTTACTTTAATCAGTTTCGGCGTTACAGCTATAATAACTAAAGGCAGTATTTTTGAAGGCTTCAGGCGCTTTTGGTATGAAAAGTTACGAGGCTTTAAACCCTGGAGATCGTTACATACCTTTTTTAACTGTCCCTTATGCGTGGGTTTCTGGGCAGGTTTAATAGTAAGCTTATGCGGACAAGGCATAACCGGGAATTTCTTTTTCGATGGCTGTATAGCATCGGGCACAAGTTGGTTTATAATGTTATTAGAATACTTCCTTATTAAACCCACTAATGGTAAAGGGTGTAAAGGATGTGGTGGTAAATAATGACTATTAGAAATATTAATGATTTAACAGGTAATGCAAAACCTACCTTATGTGCTTCTTTTTCTTTAGAGACAAATGGAAGTGTCCCAATAGCAAATTCTATTATAGTTGCCCCCTCATCAGCTAGTAAAAGAATATTACTTTTGGGGTGGACTATAACTTGCTTTGCTGGCGCCTCAAGCACGACTGGAGATTTCAGGTTTACTGATGGCGAGGATACAGGATCAAATGATCTTTTAAAAGGAATGCATATGGGTACTACTCCAGTTGTAAATTCTTTATCGTTAAGTAATCCTATTGTACTAACAAAAGGAGCCACCCTTATGTTACAGGCTACTGAAAGCAGTGGGCAGTTTTTCATATCAGGCACTGCTTACTATATAGAGCTTTAATGACGCATTCCCAACACGGCTTAAGCAAAAAAACTATTGCTTATGTATATAAACGAGCTTGTAATAGATGTGAGCATTGTTTCTCAAAAAAAAGATTAGAGGTGCATCATATTGTTACACGAGGTAGAGGGCGTGGGTGGCGTTATTTAAATAACGCTGTTAATCTGGCTCTACTTTGTAATGTATGTCATCGAATTGTACATGACAAAGCAGAGGAAGATTATCAAAAGTGGTTAATGTCTGTTCCCCCAAACGATTGCACGAGGTGCGGAGCCGAGTGGAGGGTAGACAGCGAGGAAAGGAAGATAGCTTGTTCAAGCTGTAGTTTTGACTGGGAATTTTAAGCCTTTTCGATTATACTTTTTATAGGTTCTTCTATATCTAAACCTTTTTCTACTGGAATATAATCTTTTTCTTTTATAGTACTTATGTTTTGTATACCTTGTACCTCTTGTTCTCTATTAAGTTCATCTAGTTTAATCCTCGTATAAAAACTGTAAGCTATTTCTTCTATTAATAGGTGCATATCTTTTTCTACTGGATCAGATAAAAAGATTTCATCTTTTCCTTCTGTTATCTGCATGGATGTTTTATAAGGAAATTTTAAAGATCCCCTAGTTTTAAATAAAATAACCTTTGCGGTATTAGTGTAACAACGAAATTCAAAAGGGTTTAAGTAAGCAAATATAGTACTGGATAGATTTATACTTCGGGGTAAGAAAGATCTTGTAGCAGAGGCCGTTTCAAGGATCTCTTTTAATCTCCCAATAGAGGGGTTAGATTTTTCAGGTAACCTTGATGCATAAAGAGGTCGTATCATTCCACAGGTAAAACAAAGTATTTTATAATATTTAGGCATATTAATCAGTAAAGCATTTCCCTCCTCATCTAGTATCCTCTTTCTTGCCAAGCCCTTTAATTTTTCGTCAGAGCTTACCTTTCTTTCTATGTATTTGTCTAGACACTCTATTTGAAACTCAATAAGCGCTTGGTAGTTCATGTGTTAATTTATTTTTAGTATCGGTAAAAGAGATGAGTATTTTTGCATTAGGCGCCTTAGATAGATCTTTTTCTCGTATCAGTTTCATACATTTCCGTAGACGGTTATGAGAACGAGGGTCTACGTATAGAGCATAGATTACGGACGAAACCAAACTTTGAGGAATATCTTCCCAGCGTCCCTGTGCAAACTGAAACAAGCCAGCTCTTAGGTTATTAAGATAATATCTACTGCACTTAAGGCGCTTAGAAGCATTTAAACCTAAAATAGGCATTTTTCTATTACTCATTGTAGAAGAGACGCTATCTTTACGATAATTTATATCAAACTGCTTCTTAAGGAAAAAAGTCTTACTGCGTGTAGTTAAGGCAGTAGCTATGTCCTTAAGTAGAGAAGAAGGTATATCTTCCACACCGCGAACTAAGATATAAATATTGTCCACGTATCTCATATAAGAAGCACGCAAAACCTCGCTTACTTCCTTTTTCTCATAAATAGCAGTTATTTTCGCTGCCTTTACAGGTCCAATTAAATTCGATAGATAGCTACTACCGCTTTTATATATAATAGGCATGTCGTACCTATGCTCAAACTCGTAATCTAATGGAAGGTTAAAATGCTGAGACATATTCCCTGGGTTAAGTAGTACCGTCTCTGTTCTCTTAGTCCAAGTATTAAATGTATTGAGTAGGGCCATTATCTTAAGATCTGTTTCCAGTAAACACATATTAGAGATATCTTGTGATAGCGGGCTCCCTTGCGACAGTACTTCAATGCTATTCCCTATTGAGACAAAAGCCTGGTCTAAGTGAGGCATTAAGTTAGAAAAAGCTGAGTTCTTAAGTTTTGCTTTAGTAATAAAATGATAAAAATTAGTTAGATCGAACCCGCACAAGATACTATTAGGTTTAGATTCATCCTCTTTTAAGAAACGCCGTAATAGAGAGATCATGTTAGGATTACCATACGGGTAACCATGCACAGTGTTATATAGAGAGACTTTACGGTTATTTCGGTCTAATAAAGGAACCGCCTTATAAAAAGATCGTATATAGCCTAAAGCTTCTTTGTGTTTGCTAATATCTGCAAACTCATGTATGATTCTGAAACCTTTGGAATTTTGTTTCGGTATGATATGCGACTTGTAACGTTCTGTCATACGGTTTTATACCTAGTTATATACATTTTTAAAATGCCCCGTCTTACTAATTTTACTGCTCCTGCTCCTTTTTCTGGTCCTAAATGGGCAAAACTATGGCATGGGAAGATAAAAGGTGCTGAGCCTATTATAAAAAATGGTATCCCACAGAGTGTATATAGTGGATTGTTTACAGTTGTATTAGAGGATGCTACGGAGTTAAATAACATCCCGATGATGCCCGGCTCGTATGATCCGAAAACAAATGCAGGCTTTATTCGGCTGTTTAACAGAGACGAAGAGGTTTTAGTAGGGGAAACAATGCATGGGCTTATCTATATTTTAGGTTCTGTTTTATCTGCACTTACTGATGCAACAGCTAACCTCCCTGTTGTTGGGGGGTTCAATCGCCCTATGTCACCAGGTGAGGTTGTTATAGGAGGGCCGCGTGTTAAAATGCCAGAGCGGTCGTCGTTTATTTTCTTAGATAAATCAGGCGGGATAGAGCTCAAAGCGAATAGCAGTCATATAAAAGTTGAGGGGGAAACGAATTCCATAGAAGTAGAAACTTGGAGATACAGCCTATTCACTGAAAGTGGTCATGAAACATGGGGACCTCATCCCTTAATTGGTAATGCTGCGCCGCCAGGGGTACCAAGACCAGGACAATATACACGCCTTGTAAGAGCCAAGGCTAGTGATAATTGGGGACAGTTTGTATATACAGAGCAGGGAAATTTAGGTATGTCCAGTTTGGAGATAGAAGCAAATCCGATTACTCCTATTCATTTACAAAATTTCAATAATACAGCAGCAATAATAGCAACTAAGTCTGGTGGTTATTCTATCATGTCAGGGCTACCAGGACCAGAGATGGCGAATGCACGTCAACCAGTGACTGCATTACAGGCTTTAAAATTAACAGCTCCCTTAAGTTTTGATCTAGAACCCTTAACGCAGATGGCTACATTACAAGCTCCTATTGTTTCCATGAAAGGAGGTCTAACTGGCACAGAAGGAACAGTAATGATTAATGCCAGCACTATTCTTGTTGCAGCGACAAGTACAGTAGTGCTGAATAGCGGAGGTACTGTGGCGATATCGGCCTCAGATGTTAAAATACAGTGTCCCAATACTACTTTTATGGGTAATGTGACGATAGCTGGTAATTTAACCGTTCAAGGCATGACTACCGCTACGGCAGGTTTAAATTCTTCTGGTACTATAGTGGGAGCGGCTTGCTTACCAGAATACTAACAAATACTAGAAAAAATGAAAAGACAATTAGGAAATGACCATAATTTTTGGCCTCAGCAGATTTTAGAGTTTATCTACTCTGACTACCCTTTCATAGCTGATTATATGCAGGGCATTAAGTTCAAAACGGTTGATCCGAGTTCGGGCACCGCCATGGGTGGTATTATGTTAGAGAATAAATCAACCGGCATGAGCGCTGTTATACCGCTAGTAATATCTGAGTTCTCTCTGAGCAATCTAGATGTTTTCATTGTCGATGACACGCAATACATTCCATTAACTATAACACGCTTAACTGAATATTTAGGAAAATCTATGGGGAAACTTAAACCCAAGAGAAAAGGTAGAGGAGACATGCCGGTAAAAACGAGCCCTCCAGGAAAGAAATCTAATAATAATATAAGAAAAACAGCAAGCCTTTTTAAAGCGGGGGCTAAAAAAGCAGGTATCGGACCAGGAATGCTTAAAATTATTCTCGATTCTATGGGCAAGAAAGAAGACAACCTAATTGCCAAGAGAATAAAATCGCTCCTAAAAGATATTCCATATAGAGCTTTATGGATTTTTTATTCCTCAAACCACAAAGGCTGGATAGCGCTGGCTAGCGATGATAGATTTAATATTACTAAGATAGAAGGCCGCGAGAAGATCCTCGAAGAGCTTTCCAAATACGACGTAAATCTGGCCCAAGAGATGGATAGGAGCGATAATATCTTTATCTCAAGAGAGGACAGAAAACCTTTCATAGCCGAAGATTTTATGGAGGCCCCAAAGCCTTTAACTGCATCAGGCATGTCTTCGGTTATTACGAGTAAAAATAACACGCTGATAGGCTATCATGTAGAAACCGTAACGGATTTATTAGCAAGGCCTTTAGGCTTTTCTATGTGGTATAATGGAGAAGACTATACCATTGGGGAAGGTTTCTCAGGTTACTACTTAAGAGATTCGCATGCCCCTCGCGTTACCACTATAGAGAAACATAAGCAGTATTGTTTTAGCTTTACAGAAGGAGCTGAGCAGCGTTGCACTGCACCTTTTACAGCTTTAGAAAAACCATCTGTTGTCAACAAGGGTTTAGTTTTTAAAGCTAAAACACACTTCGGGAAGGAAATTACTATTAAGTATTCCAAAGAAGTTGACGCGCCTTTTTCAAATCTAGGGGATGTTGCGGAAGATATGGAAGGAGAAGTAATTTATTACATACCAACAAGTTATAAATTAAATAAGGTTGGCAACAACAAGATTAGCCTTACCTATTTAACAGATAAATCCTTTGCTTCCGTATTGGCGGATAATCTAGGCTACTCAATTAAGATAAAAGGTTTTAATGCAGAGGGTGTACCGCATTATTATATTAAAGGTAAAGTAGCTGAGAAACTAGTAACACTGGATGACAAAGATTTTGATGCTAACTTTGGGAAGTATGCAACCGATGAGAATGCTTTAATTTGGTACTTAATCAATTTAGGTTTTTCTGAAGGAACCTCTAGAGCTATCATAGCTTCAGTTTGGCAACACAATGGAGAGGTTACTATAGGAAACGTTTCTCCCTTTAAAGACACAAAGATTAATCTTAATGTACCTCATGAGTTAGTTAGTTTAGCAGAAGATAAACTCATACCTGATTCTTCGGTCGAGGCCATGCTTGGTCTCAACTTTATAAATGATCTAGATGTATTAGATGCGCTAGTTTATGTAGAGGATATTAAACAGTTAGAATCTATATTAGCGAAGCTTCTTTTTCAAGTTCGCCTAGGTGTACCTTTGGCGGATGAAGTAAACGTTACAAGAGCTTTAGACTATGTTAGCAAAGTCATAGACGATCTAGAGATAGCAAAAGCAACGCTAGGGAAAAAGGTTAAGAAGTAATGCCAGGACCGAAACACACGTGTAGGTTTATGTTCGATGATGGCGATAGGTGTGATAAGCCAGTCTTCGGGCGACAGGACTACTGCGTGGAGCATTACAACGAAGTCATTCTCGGCGAGGATGTCCCAGAGGAGCAGGGTGCGCCTAGCTATGCCTTAGATTCCATCCCACCAACGGTAAATTCTTTAGAACAGGTTAGGGATGTAATGGGTATAATGATCCCTCAATTAATTTGGGGGAATGTGAATCCCAAGTTAATGACAGCTCTTACTAGCGCTTGTCTTGCGCAGGCTAAGATTATAGAACTTACAGATATTGAGAGTAAGCTCAAAGAGCTAGAAGCTTTAACGGATACCGATGTTAGGTATTCTCTTATTTTAGATGATTAAATGGCTACATATGATAGGTACCATAAAAGGTTAGCTCGTCTACTTTCAAAAGTAAAAGAGAGTAGGGGCCTTATGGATCTTTCGTATGATAAAGATAAGTTAAAAAATCCTACTAAAAAAGAGAATATAGAATATATTTATGCTATGTTGAGTGAAAATAAAATTAAGGTACAATTAGAGAAACAAACTGAGGTTTTCTCTGACTTAGTGGACCTCAATATAGAAGTAGAATAATGCGTCATATTACTAGATTATTTCCTAAAACAAAACAAGGCAAAGACGATCTCTTAAAAGGTCTCTTATTGCTAAGCGTGTTGACGGCTATCACGCTACCTAAGCTGAAGAAGAGTGAGTATGATGAGCTATTGGAAGAGCACCATCGTCGGTACAACAAGCGCCCCATTTATACAAAAAAATGGATACAAAACCTACTATAAAAAAGAGAAGTAGGAACTAGAGGGGTTTGCGCCCCCTTCTTTACGTAGTCTACTACATCTTAATTCATAAGTCTGCAGCTCTATGCATTTGATGCAACGTAACGCTTTGACACACATAAGCTATAGTCCCATCCTCTTTTTGTATCTAGATTCTCTCTAGATATAGTTTTATACCTTATTTGGTCTTTAGTTTTTAGTCTTTTTTGTTATACTATAAAGGTGAAAATCGCCTGTGTTACTAGTCCTCTAAATGATATGCACACGGCTAATATCATTGAAGGTTTTGTGGAGCTAGGTCATGAGGTGGATAGAAAACCAGTGCCCTCTAAGGTTTATAATTTACTGATTGAACATGCCAATAGAGGGGTAGACTCAAATTTAACTGCAGCTATTAGCCTTACAAATGATCTCTGCCCTATCTATATAAACGGAGAGGACTTTTTCGATAACCACCCCTATAACCAAGAATGGGGTTGTTTCAGGTACCCAGAAAAGTATAAGCTTTATTTTAGAAGAGAAGTGCTTCCTTGGAACAGGCGACTGTCACATGAGTTTCCTCTGCCTTTCGGTTTATATTCTAACTACTTAAAACACTATAATGAACAAAAAGAAGATTTATGTATTTTCCCCTCTGCGGGGGAGTATCCTAATAGACGAGAAATCATTCGTTACATAAAGGAATTCAATCTACCTATTAAAGTAGGCAGGGTTGGTAAATTTAGGCATTCAGTTACGGTGCAAGGTTCCGATGATTATTATAAGCATTTAAATAGAGCCAAAGTTATTATCTCGTCTATAGGGTGGGGGCAAGATACTGCTCGTTTCTGGGAAGCACTCTCTACAGGCGCTTGTGTTATATCTGAGCAATTAGATCTAGAGATGGCTCATCCTTTTACTCATATGGAGAACGTTATCTTCTTTACACACCCTTCAGAACTTGTAGATATTTTTAATAACTTAGATTCAATAGATATAGAAACTATAGGTAAAAAAGGGCGGGAGCATGCTCTTAAATATCACATGACCAGGAACAGAGCTAAATTTGTTATAGACAAGGCTTTAGAGTACTCTTTAGTAAATGACATCTAAACCTGTTGTCTCTATAAAACCAAGCGAACTCGTTGAGAGCTCCTTCTATATCGATATGGAGTTTCCATTTTCGTTTAAGGGTAGAGATTATCTTAAGCCTGTTTACGATAATCAAGATAATATTATGGTATTGTATTTTGGAAGGCAGTCTGAAAAATCTACTACTATAGCTAATAAGATTATTTTAAACAGTATTACAAAAAGAAGATTTAGGACTCTTTATGTAACACCAGCCGATGCACAAACAAAAGAGTTTTCAATAGATAAGTTAGATCCGAAATTAAAATATTCACCATTAATACAAAACCACTTTTGGGGAAAAATTCCAGTAGTAGATAATGTGTATTCAAAAGAATTAAGAAATGGGTCTCGTATTGTGTTAAAATCGGCATATAAAAATGCTGACCGTATCCGAGGCATATCGGCAGATTATCTCTGTGTAGATGAAGTACAACATATTAATCCTGATTTTCTACCCGTCATGGAAGAGTGCATTTCTCACTCGCCTTTCAAGGGAAGATTATATGCAGGCACACCAGATGTAGCTCAGGATGCTTTAGATCAGGTATGGAAGTTTTCTGATCAAACAGAGTTTATATTTAAATGTAAGAATGGGCATTGGGTCCGGCAAGATCATGACATCGTAAATTTTGTAGAAGTAGATGGCATTCACTGTAAAACATGTGGAGTTATTCTAGACAGAAGCCAGGGTGAATGGGTAACTGCTCATGAGGGCGGTAAATATAAAGGATATAGAACTAGCCAGTTAATGGTTCCTTGGTTAACCACAGAAGATATTCTAGATAAGCAAGAGCGTTATGCTCCCAAGCGTTTTTTGAATGAGGTAATAGCTCTTCCTTATGAATCCATGGGTGCACCTGTCACAGAGAAACACATACGGAAATGTTGCGACGATAAGTTTCAAATGCTTAAAGGAGGCGTAATTCCACAGGGTGTGCAAGCTCCTATCTATGCAGGTATTGATTGGGGTACAGGCTTAAAATCCTACACAGTATTAACTTTTGTTGCTCACATAGGTGGCAAATGGACCATGTTGCGTTCAAAAAGATTCTCGGGAGTAGAAGCTGATGCCAATAGACAGATGGAGTTAATTCTAGAAGAGCTGCATCGTTTTAGACCTAAGGCTGTTTCTTGTGATTGGGGTTTTGGGCACTTACAGAATGCACAAATAAAGCTTAAATATACGCACGGAGAAGTGCGTACTGTATTTTCGTCTGTAGGAGCTGCTCCTATTATTCTAGATGCTACTGGGCGCTATGTTATCAATCGCTCAAATATGATGTCGAGAGTATTTAACATGATTTTAGAGGAGCGGATAAGGTTTCCGCGTTTCGAGGATTTCGGTACTTTTGCAAAAGATATCTTATCCATTAAAGCAGAAGATCCAGATGAAGCTGGCGTGCAAAAAACACAGTTAAAGTATGTCCATGTAGCTCCCGACGATTTTTTCCATTCATTAATGTATGGCTTGATCGCGGGGGAGATTGCTACAGGGAACTTAATTATAGATGCTATTTAGGTTTCTTAGCCGGTTTATTGACTAATAACGTAGTGATATTATCAGGTTTTTTCTTTACACGTCTTTTCTTTTTAGCTTTCTTGCAAGGCGTTTTTTCAACCTCCTCTTCAATACTAGCTTCAAAAGTTACCCCTTTGTTGCGGCAAACGAGGCATATAAATACACCATTAAAGTGTCCTTCTGTTTTTGTATAAGCGGTAAATGTACCAAATTCTTGGCAGTGGGAGCAGCGTACAGCGCATACGACTCTAGATTTATTCATTTTTAATCCTTTCTATGTTTTTCCACACAAGACCCCATTGAAAAGATATCTCTCTGAGATCTTTCATGGCGAGTTTTTCTAATTTTTTTAAAGATATTTCTAAAGCTTTTGTTGGCTTATGTTTCATTGAACGTCTCATTTTATTATCTTCTCTATCACAGGTTTTACACCAACAACCGAGACCTCCTTCCCTTCTATTATCCTTTCGCATAGCGGATTCAGGTACTAAGTCTCCACAACGTGTACATTGTTTACTAATCTCAAATAAAGCTATATATTTTAAACGTTCAGCGGCTTGTAGACCGTGATCCTCCAAACCTCCTGCGTATGTTTCTAGCATCTCTTTAAGCAGCTCGTTCTCTTCATACAATGTAAGTTCTTTCATGTTTTCAGTATAACAGGTTATTTATGTAAAAGAAAGAGCTTACCGCTGTATAGCAGTAAGCTCATTTTGGAGCGTCTAGGGGGAATTGAACCCCCGTGACCAGCTTGGAAGGCTGGAGCTTTACCTCTAAGCTATAGACGCGAAAAGCTCTTTACGTGCAAAGAACTTTTTAAGAGCCCTTAAAGGTATACCGGCTGCTTCTACTAGCTCATCAGTACTAGGACCTCTCCCTAATGCCTCCGTAAGCTTATCTTGAATAGGACCCAAATAAGTAAGATCTCTCTTACAGCCCTTTCTTACTATATTTTGTACAGAATATGTTTTTTTATCTTTACCTTTCCAGGAGTTTGTTTTAACCCTGAAAAGAAGCTCCGGGTATTTTTCTTGTAGTAATGTTGTGAGCTTTTCAGCATCACGCAAACTTTTTACAGTTTTCCAGTTTTTGAATTTAGTTTTCATTAAGAGTTGGTGAGATTAGGGCTCCCACCAGGCCCGTCCTAAGTCACTGTTTTTCGCAAGAGCTAAGGTACAATGACAACCTTGTTTTAGAGATGCTTTAGTTTTTTCCTGCCTGCTTTACGATACTCAAGCCACAGTTCCAGACCTTTTATTAGTCTAGCTCGACACTCGAAACATAGCAAATAAGCCTCGTTTAATGACGCTTGTGTTTTAGGGTTAGCCCAAGAGCGTGTTTTAATTTTATTGATACGTTCACCTTTAGGCACATGGGAAGGTTGATAGAAGCTAAGTAAATCTTTTGAGGCACAGCACTCACACCTACATCCTTTTTGATTCCTAGCCCGTAGCATAAAAAGAACTGCTCTGTCTTTACTTCTATCAGAGTGGCATTTTTTACATCCCGCTGCAGGGGTAGTTCTATCCGAGCGAACATAGAACTCGGTGACAACCTTTAGACGTTTACATATATAGCATTTCCTATGCTGAACACCTTTCATAACAGGGTTTTTTCTTTTCTGATCTGGCATACAGGCATAACAGTTCTTACGATTCATAGGCCAATAATATTCTGTTCCTTCTTTATCTTTCCTTAGTCTCTTGCCACGCTCTAGTTCAAAAACGTGTCCACATTTTTTACATGTTTTAATTACCTGTTTCCTGTGGACTCTTTTTTGTTTAGGGGAACATTTAAAACAACGCGTTCTGTTATCAGAGACTCGTAGATAAATTTTACCTTCAGGGCTTTTAACCTCGGTTAGATTATGAAATAGTTTAGCGCATTTTGTGCAAGTTTGAATCATGGGATTAAGTGAGGCTTAGGCTGCAGAAACGAAGTGAGTAGGAGGTCTTAAAACTTTTGTCGTCGCATTCCGATACTTATATCTCTATTACCAGTTCTGGGTTGAACCCTTTATTATTTTCATGTGGATAGCCTCGAGGATTCATTACAACCCTACACCCATGTAATTCTGTATCTACAGTATGATGGGAGTGACCACATATCCATAACTTAGCTTTAGACATAATTTCATCACAGTCAGAAGCAAAGGAACCATTTAAAGGGGAGTCTTTATATGCATCTGCCACCAAGTGTCTAGAAGGCATATGATGAGTAACAATAATATCTTTATAGCTTGCATCTGCTCTTTCTACAGTCCATTTAAGGTAGGTTTTACATACGTCATGAACCTCAATACATTTATCTATTGTAAAAGACGCTTCATCAAATTTTATATTTCCAGTAAAATCATTCAAACAGAATTTAGCGGTAGTTACTTGCAGAGGATCTTTATTATAGAAATCGGTCCATAAGGTAGAACCAGTTATGCGGCATAGCTCCTTACTTTCCGAATCGGTTATGAGATCACTAGAGTTATGTAAAATACGGATGTTATTCTTAGAAACATTATACTTACGCACACTTTCAAATAAATCACTTAATGTGTAAAGTAAATCCCCACCATAATACTCATGATTACCCATAATATAAAAGACTTTTTTATACCTAGGTGCAGCTTCAAATAGCATATCTAAGGCGCCAGTACCTACCCCACAGTCTCCTGCTAGTATTAAGTAATCAGCATCTACTATAGGGATCACGAAGGGCGAAAACTCTACATGAAGATCAGAAAGTATGTGTAATTTAATCATTTAAAAACTCCTCCAAGATTAGGCGTAGTCAAAGTCATCAGGGGTAAGGGTGGGGTGGTCAAAGGCCTGCATCATCCGGATTAGATCCCCTTCAAGATCGTCTCTATCAAAAGCGTTAAATGTCCCTGCGTCAGTGCCCTTAGTGGTATGCGAACAAGGCTGTCCATCTTTATCAAAGAGTACCATTTCGATACTCCAGATATCCGGAGCGTGGTTAAAAACACGATAAGACCAATAAGAAGATTCATTGGTCTTATCTGTATGGTTTCGGGTATCAGAACTAGTCATTTTTCGTATGACCCTTTTCCAGGGATCACGTTTCTTACTCCCCCCGTAGGCTCTTCAGTATCTCCAAAAGAACGAGGGATTATGTGTATGTGAAAATGAGGCACAGTTTTACCTGCCGCTTCACCTTCGTTAAAGCCTATATTGAATCCGTCAGCATCGGCTTGCTGTAAGGTAGCCATTTCTATCACATAACCAAGTTGATGGAGCTCATCCTGATCGAGTGCATAGAAAGATTCTATGTGTCTATCTGACACTACCAGCTTATGTCCGGGTGTAACTGGATATGCATCTTCTAAGATATAGAAATCACGCACTTTAAGTACGTAGTCTTTATTTTTTATTTTCTCACAAAAGGGGCAATTTTCTTTACGCATGTTTAAAAAGGCTTGGTAGGGCTGATGGGATTCGAACCCATACTGGACGGATTTTAAGTCCGATGTCTCTGCCGTTGGACTACAACCCCGTGTTTATGGCACACCCATCAGGATTCGAACCTGAACTCATCCGATTAGAAGTCGGAGGCATTATCCAGTTATGCTATGGGTGCATGAACTAAAAGCATACATAAAACCAAATGGTTTTTCAATTAGTTCTTAGTACTATTTATTCCTAGAAATTGTCTATTCTTCAGTCCTGTATGTATCTAAATACATGAGACTTCGACGCAATCTATCCCTGAAGACTTTAGGACCGCCCGGCGTATCCGAGCGTACGAACATTAAATGCTCATTGGGTGTTTCAGCCCATGTGAGCTCAGTGAATAGCTGTTTAGCTTCGTCTACTATGTCCAGTAAGTAGAGGTATTCCAGAAGAGGAATCTCCATGAGTTCACGTTCAGGGGAATCGTCCATTTTATTTTATTCTTTTTATAAGTTCACTTGCTAACTGGGCTCGTCTAGCGAGCTCACTAGCAGCGGCATTACCTATCTCCATACCAAGCTGATCAACATTGCTGCTTAAACCTATAACAGTTAATTTATATAAAAATTCAGCGTCTGCCATTTTGATAGTATCTTGAGTCTCAATAAAGGAAGTATCATTATTCTGCAATAACTGTTCCATTGTTATAGTTTCTTCCATAATTTCACCTCACTAATTTTAATATCATAGAGTATCCTCTCATTCTGGGGTAATCTGTTTAAATAGTCTAGTTTATATTTGACAGCATCTTCTTTTAAGGCTAAACCACACAAAACTTTATTTTCACCTGATTTTTTATTTACTAGGGTTAATACATTTAAGGGTTCTGGTTGCATTGTTCAGTTATTATATTTGCTTTTTCCAGCAGACACAAGCCTCTATCTTCTCTATATTTTTCTGCATATACTACTCGAATTATACCACTCTGTATTATTAGCTTAGCGCATTCAAAACACGGGGATAAGGTTACATATAAAGTAGCGCCTTCAGATGAAAGTGTGGCTTTAGCTAGTTTAAGGATAGCATTAGATTCAGCATGTAAGACTTCTGGCTTCGTTACAAGTTCTTTCTCTAGGACAAACTCACATTGGTTGTTAAACCCGGCAGGAGTGCCATTAAAACCATCACTGATAATAGCACCGTCCTTAACAATTAAAGCACCTACTTTTTTTCTCTCGGCTCTAGATAATTTACTCCATCTAATAGCCATATCCATATAAGCATGATCAAGTGTCGTTTGCTGCATTTTCGTTCATTAGTTTCATAAAAGCTCTTAACCGCTCCTTATTTTTTTTCCAATCTACTTCGTCTTTAAAATTATCAAAAGCTGTATTCATTTTTTCTTTTTCCCACACCATAAGCATTTCATTTAAAAGGGCTAGGAATTTTTCAGTTTCGTCTATCGGTATCATTTGGTAGTGTGTCTTCAGGGCCTTTGTACTTACGTTTAGCTATTACAGGAACAACGCAGTTGCAAGAAACTGTATTTAAAGGCTTCTCCGTTGTATGTACACTGGAACAACTGATGATGAGGTACAACAATATATAGCTTATTACAGTTATTGCTATTAAAAGGAGAAAGTTTTTTATTTTAGTTTTGTTCATGATAAAAAGAAACACAGGACCTAGAGAATACTAAGTCCTGTGTCCTTAAGGGGATTACACTTTTATTCCGTTTTTTCTTCGGAAGTTTCCCCAGCAATGACTTCTGGCAAGTCTAGCTCATTTTCTGACTCCTCCATAAGTTCAAAAACACATCCTTCAGGCAAAGCTTGCGGAGGAAGGAACTTTATATCTGTAATAGATAGTTTTTCTTTTTCTGCATTTTCTGGACTTGCTATAGGTTTTCCCGTAAAAGAACCTATAGTGCCGTTAGAGAAGTAAATAAGAACCGTTTGGAATTTTTCAGGTTCAGGGAGTTTTAGTTCTGGTGGTGAACTTTCTTGCGTAGGCTTCATCATGGTGTTCTTTACAACGGGTTTTATCATTATTTCGCGAACCTTCACTGCCACATATCTCACAGGTATGCAAGGAAGTAGTTACTAATTCACTAAGTAGTTTTTCTATATGCTCATTAATTAGAGACATATAGATACGTAAGCAGCCATGTTTACTTATGACATGCATCGCATAGTTATTGCGTCTTTCTTTTTTTGGCATTTTCTTAAGCAGGCGCTCAGTCTTAATAGATGCTTCTTTGAGAAGTGCAAACCAACCATCTCCACATTCGAAACCTCTATACATGAGGGATCGAGTAGGAGGTAGGTGAACACCTCGATACAGGATAGGGTTAGCTTCTATAATCTCTCTTTCTAAATGTTTCTTCATTTTCCTATAAGGGTTACAAGAGAAGGGTTAGTAAGAAAGGATTATAGAATAGCGTTAACTCAAAAGTCAAATACTTTCTACACGGTAATATAATACGCCTGTTAAATAAACTTGTGTAGAGGTCTCTGTTATAGTCATGTTGCACGCAGTATTTTCGCTGAGGTCTACCCCGTGGGTGAAAGATATACACGTGGAAGTTGGGACATTCCCAAGTACAACACCATAACCTTTGTAGTCAGAGTTCGCTGCATTTCCATTAGAGATAACCCACGACCCTGAAGAGCCCGCACCAGTGCCCTGTGCAACTACCTGATACCCGTAGATAACAACTTTACTTCCAGCCCCAGGTGCTGCAATGAGAGTGTCGTTTGTTACAGGGTTTGCTCCATTGGTTGCGTAATCCAAAGTTACTGTGCTTAAGTTCTTATCACTAGGGAGATTATCAACTGAAATCGAGCCGTCAACAGTCTGTGTGACGGGAAATGTAACATTAGCGTCTACAGAACCATCTACAGTTTGTGTAGCAGGAAAGTTATCTACTGAAATCGAGCCGTCAACAGTCTGTGTGACGG